GGGAGAACCCCCGCCCGCCCCACCAGCGCCGCCAACGCCTCCCACGGCGGGAGCGCCCTGGGCGCCTTGCCCAGGAGCCGGAGCCGGAGCGGGCGGCGTCGCCGGAGCCGCAACAGTCGGTTGGCCGGGGCGCAAAAACGCCGGACCATTAAAAACGCCGGAAGGAGCTTGCTTTTCCGGACCATTCCCGGACAAGGGGTGACCGCTCATAGCCGCCGCCAGTTTCCTTTCGGCGTCGGTCAAATTAGATGTGTATGGCACCCCGCTTCCTGTAAAGGACGTATCCCACTGGTCCTTTAAACCCGCGAGACGCCCCTCGACAAGACCCGCCAGCCGCTTGACGTTGGAAGCTAAAACGTCGGACGGCATGTTCGGGTCAAGACGCTCTTCCCACGTTTTCGCTTCAAAAACGCCAGGGGTCGCCCCCTTGAACACTCGCGCGGCCTCTTCTATGAGCGCCGACTTATCGGTCATGAACCGCTCTCGCGACGCGTATCTGTCCGCCTGCCCAGGGACAAACCCCGGAAGTCCGGCGCGAATCTGGTTAAACACGTTGGTGTCGTAGTTGTTAAGCCTGCCAATGGATTCTTGTATCTTACCCATGTGCTCGGCGAATGTATCGATACCTTTGATGTTCTGAGCCTCCAAGGCTCCTGTATATTTCTGTCTAAGCAGGAAACGCTGTTCGTTAAAGTTTGGGTCCGCCAAATAAATACCGTTAGCGAGAGTCGCGTTTATGCCACTGCGCGCGCCGACTCCTTTGGGAAGTTGCGCCTCACCGGATATGATTTTTCTAAATTTCTGGGCAATCGCTTGCGGTTGCGTTTTTAGGTAATCTTCTCCCGTTGGCATTTCCACTCCAGCCGGAAGTGTCGATGCATCGATAGGTTTACCGTTTATCGGATTGACGTAACTCTTGGTCTCTGGATTAAGAACGCCGAAAACCTTTTGACCTGTTATTGGGTCTACTGCGACTTCGACAGGCTTATAGGTCTCCGCCTGTGTTTTCTGCATTTCAGCACGATGCTTCTCCATGCCTTGTGGCGTAATCGAAGGCATGACCTGCTCTAGCGCCTTTGGGTCTGTCGCGATGGCGATGGCCTGATTTAGGCTCATGCCGCTATCCCTCAAGGCCTGCACCGTCGCGGTAAATTTAGCGCTCTGCGCGGCGTACTGTTGCTGCAAGCCCTCCTGAACGGCGCCCTGCCCAAAAAGGTCTTTGACGCCGCTCATGATGCTGCCTGGGCGGGCGTTGGGGAAAAACGAGCTCCAGAACATCTGGTTCGGCGAGGGCTGCGCCACAAGCTGACTAATGGCCTCCGGGGGAACGTTGGAGCCGCCCTGAGCGGGAGCCCGCCCAGGGGCGGCTGCGCCGGGTCCTTGCAACGGAGCGCCGGTCATGAAGCCGCCCGTATTCACGGGCTGAGGAACCGGACCAGCCGGAGCGCCGCCAGACGGGCCAGCGCCCGCGCCAGAGGGCTGAAGGCTCGCCTGATAGGCGTCAGCTCCGCCGCCCGGAACGCCGCCCGGAGGCGTCTCCTGTGTCATCAGGCTCGACAACAATTTCGTCGCGCGAGCCGGGTCAAGGCTCAGCGCGGCGGACGTCGGGTGACCTTTCGGCCCAAGAAGGGAACCCAACAATCCCTGTTGGTCGTCCTCAAGCCCAAGGAGCGCCGGGTCGATGTCTGAACTCTCCATCTCGAATCCCCCTTACATAATCGAAGCGCCAGCACTCATAGTCGTGCTGCTGCCCTTGGTTGTTGACTGGCCCTTGGTGTCCTGCGTTCCGCCAAGTCCGGCGAGCGGGCCAAGCATGGCCAAAATAGCCTGTTGGTTCTGCACGGGGATATTCTTCAAAAGCTGGTCCAACTGAATCTGCTGCTGGCTTCCGTAATTCTGCGCCGCTAATGCTTGGTCCGCCAGACTGGCGCCCTGGGCCTGGGTTCCTATCGCCTGGGCGTTGAGGCCCTGGGCCGTGGACGCCGCGCCGGTTCCCATTCCATACTGAGAGCTGATTGCGCCGAGCTGGTTTTGCTGTTGCTTGTTGTACTGGTCCATGAGGATAGGCGCTTCCGCATTGGTGATGGCCCTCGCCACCGCGCCAGAGTTGGCGCCGGACATGTCACGCCCCGCTGCGGCGAATTGAGCGTTAACGCGATTCGCGGCGTCGTCCCCAACCGTCTTAAGCATCTGCTGCATATACGGGTTTGACTGAAAATCGAGATACTGGCCGCTGGCGTAAGGCGACAGGTTTTTCTTGGCTTCATCATAGGCCGCCTGAACCTGGGGCGATAGGGACTGCGTTCCGAAAGCCGCCGACGCGGTGTTCCCAATGTCCGTCGCCCAGGGGTTCCCGTTCGCGGCGTTCGCCTTCATCGCCTCAATGGCGGCCTGCTGGTCCGCTGTCGCGCCCGTGCTGCCTTGAAGCCCTTCAATCTGGCCAATGGCTGTCGTCAGCGCCGGGATGGTGCGCCCCCATGGGTCCGTCTTGCTGTTGGAGCTGCTTTTCGTGTCGCTCTTGGACTGAGTGTTGCTAATGCTGCCGCTCATGACAAAATCCTCTCAAATAGCTTTTCGCCTGGGCGCGCATCCCCGATAATCCGGTATCCATGATATATGCGCGATAGCGCGCGGCGCCCCATGAAACGGACAATCTTGCAGTCATTCTCCAGCGCAAACCGCTCAACGACATTCTGAGCGAGATAGGCCCATTCTGGAAGATATTTCCCAGACATCGTGTGCGCGTCCACCACGCGGCGTCCGTCGTCATCGACAATTCCGGTGAAGAAGATTCCGACAGGGCTGACAGACTGCGCATCCACCTGGACCACGGCCCAAAGTTGTGTCTCACCGGATAGCATCAAATCCCGTTGTGTATAGGGATTCGTGTTTTTCGCAGCCACAAACGCCGGAACAAGGAATTCCCGGAATGCCTCCCAGGCTTCCGCCAGCTTGTCGATTCGCACCTGGGCGATAAGGAACATCTTATCCGAGCGCGACATAGCCGAATTTCCTGTCTGTCTGCACGCTGGCCGGGTGTGTAACGGTGAAGGAGCCGCTGTTGATGGCCGAAACCCAAACCCCTCCGGGAACCTGCATAGCGAGGGCGGCGTTGGCCGACAACGGCGTCAACAAGGGTTTGCTGCCTATGCCGCAGTTGAAGGAGGCGACGACGGTTGTTGTCGCTGGGCTGACAGCCAAAAAGAACTCCCCGGAGGCGTTCGTCCGCCCCTGAAAAAGGTCTCGGATTGACTGCACAATTCGAACGAGGTCTTTTTCCCCGATATTTGGATAATTTCCGCTCATCTTCCAGCCGCCGACATGTCAGGAAGAACGCCCGTGGCGTAAGTCCAGTTGGTCCCATAGGGGATACGGAGCTTAGCGCGCGCGTACCGGGTGTTGACCAGAAAGGGACACTTCCCGTCAATCTCGCGAGCGGTCTCCGGGCTATATTGCTCTAAGGGGTCCGTCAGCAATTCGCGCACCTCAATACTGGCGAAGACAGACGGCGCATCCGTAACAGGATATACGCCATTGATGTTCATGCGCCGCTCAATCATGCTTATTTCCGAAGTCTCAATAGTCGCTTCTAAATTGCTTCCGGTAAAGAACCCTGCGACGTTGTTCAAGTCCATCATGGAAATTGATGGAAGTGTTGACGTGCTGAGGCTGTCAAGAGAGAACGGAAGAGCGTCGATGCTGGCGGAGATGGTGTTCAGGCCCTCCAACGTGATTCCAGGCTTGGCCAAAGACGACAAGTATTGTCCGCTCATCGTGACCGGCGTCCATTTGTCGAGAAGCCAGTTGTAACAAAGCAGCTTATTGAATCCGGCCTGGGAGCCCGCCGACTTTGACTTATATGCCCAGATGCAAACGTTCGACGCCGGGTCAGCGGAGCCAATCATGAATTCAGGATGCGCGTCGTCGTAGTCCGCGAAAAAGGTGCTGTCCACCCGTTGCGTCCCGATGGGGACGAGCGAACCCGACGCGTCGGACTTCATGAAGCCCTGGGCGGAGAGAAAGAAGATTTTCTCACCCATGGTCACGAGCGAGTACGGCGCAAGCACGCCCTTGTCCTTAGCGAGCCGGTCAATCTGGAAAACGATATCCGAGCCAGGGGAGAACATCATGCGCCGGATAGCGCTGTCCTGCATGATGATTCCGAGTTCACCGCCGACCACGCCGCGAACGACGCCTCCGTCAGGGAAATCCTGAAAATCAGAGTAAGTGATTCCTGACGTCCACGTCGCGGGCGCGTTCAGGCCGGACCATTGGATTCTATAGGGGAAGCTTAATAGCCCAGAGAGCACCACAAAGCGGTTGATGATGGAGATATAGGCGGCCTGGGGCGGCGTTCCCCCCAAGTCAGCGAAGGCCGTTGACGTCGTCAGGTCGAAGACCTGGGGAACGACATTGGCCTGCACGGCGATGATGAAGTTGTTGAACTGCGCGAACTGCCACTGGGCTGTTTGTGAGACAGCCGGATAGGCTACGCCGCCCTTGGAGATGTCCGTCCAAGCGAATGTGGTGTTATCCATCCGGTATAAGCGCGTGTCCGTCGCGGCGAAAGTCTGGATGGAGCCGTCTGTTTTCCGAGCATAAAAGTATCCACGACAGGCAGACGGGAGCGCTCCGGTAAACGTTCCGAAGTCTTTAAAGGGCCCATACCCGTCAGACCTCGGAAGAACGTTACTGAGGAACCTTGAGTTTGGCGTGTTCAGGTCGCTTACGTCGGGCATGTATTGCCCGAAAGGAATTGTCTCCGCCATTTAAAACTCCATCGAAGCGATACGCGACTTACGCGTCTTCGTGCGACGGGTCGTCATGACGCGCATATTCAATTCGGCGTCAGCCAAATCCGTCATGCAGCGACGTTCAAGGTCGTCATCAAAAAGAACGTTCCTCGCCAAGTCGAGCTTGGCGCGGGTGCGGATAAGCCACTCCGCTTCCACCATCCACACGTTTCCGACTTCCGTGTCTGTCGCCGGAGCAGCCTTGCTGATGGCGCCGGTTATGCGGATGGTCCAGACGTCGGCGGGTATGGGATAAAGCCGGATTGTCCTGTCGTAATAAAGGAACTCCCCCGGCTGGCCGCTCATGGTTCCGTTCTGAGACGCGCTTTCAATACGAATTGGCCTGTCGTTCACCAGCTCAAAGGGCGTATTGCCCATATAGAGGAAGACGGAATCTATCTTACGGATGTTCGCCAGCCCAGGAACATCCGCTTCGGTATAGAATTCCTTCATCGCAACAGTGCTGAAGGTAAGATTTCGACTCTCGTTGAACCAAAAACGGTCGTTTTCGTACTCCCCGATAGCGATATTGATGGCTTCGCCAATTTGCGTCGCCATGTTCGACCGTCGGATGTCCCGCGCAATGCGGTCCTTCATTATCGCCAGTGTCGTCATTCTCGCGTTCCTTGTGACGCAGATGGGACTGAACGCCTACACGCCCCGCCCCATCTGCCGCGAGCCCGAGCGACCGCAAGCGGAGCCCTAATCAACCCGAAGACGCTCGGCTCAACCCCGCTTAGCCCTGGGCGAGGGCCTTGATAACCTCAATCATGAATACCAGCGTGCCGTTAAAGGCGACGGCGGAGGCATGCTTGTTGTGCGCGGTGATGACGACGCTTCCCGCTCCCGGCGTAACAGTGCCGAGCATGGGGGAACCGGCGTTGTTCGTGCCGTTGCCCAGGGTAACGTTCACGATGTCCGCCGCCACAATGCCCGGATGGGTGACGGTCAGCGTGTAAATGGCGTTCTGGGCGGTGGTCAGAGTTTCTGACGTGACCTTGCCGATAAGTCGCTCCGTCGTGGACACGGTGGCTGCGCCTGCCGTGGCCGTAGCTGCGAAGAAATCGGAGGCGAGCGCTTGCGCCGCCATTGTCTGATTGCGGTGGACGGTTTCAACGCCGCCTTGTCCGTAAGACATGTTCGCTCCTTTCAGAGTGGATTGACCGGACGCGGGCGCCCGCGTCCGGTCAATTCATTAGGCGTCGTTGTTCGGGACGTATGCAACAACCACCACAAGAGCGCCAGCCGTGACGCTCGCCGGGTTGAGCTTCACATAGACGGTGGTGTCCGCCGTGAGAAGCAGGTTTGCGCCAGTGGCGATGGTGACGGCGGTTGTTCCGCCGACAATGCCTGACGTGTCCGTGCTCGCCACCATGTCGTTGTAGGACGTGGCGTTCTGACCGACAGTGATGGCGGGAGTTCCGCCCACAAAGGCAGTCGTGATGTGAACCAACGTGTTGAGAATCTGCGCGCCCGCAGGGAGCAGATTCGGGAAAGCAACGCCGCTTGCAATTCCAGGGGTCGCGAAGTTCACCGCCATACGAAGGTAGTGAACCTGTTGAGTGTGCAATTCGCGCGCGGCTGTTCCAGCGGTATTAGTGGCCATTAGACCCTCCGTGTGGAGCAACTATTAGGAAATTCCTAATAGTTGCTATCAGTTAACGCCGGGATTAGCTGGAAGCAGCGGCGTAAGTGTGGACAGTAACAGTGCCGAAATCGGCATTGTTGTAGCGGGTTTTCTTCAGGCCCCAGATGGCCCAGGAAGAAACTTCGAGCTTGCGCTTGTGGTCAAAAAGCTCTTCATTCCATCTATACTTGCCCTGACCTGGGTTATTCTGCTGGCCGTAGGCAATCATGCAAGCCTGTGCGCCCAGAAGTACTGCGCGCTTGGTGGTCGAGATAGCAAGTCCGGTGCTTTCGGATACGCCGGAAGCGACGTCCTGACTGGAGCGAAGAATAACGCCGTTATACTCGCCAAGAGCGCCGGTATAAATCGGGTTGTCGTTAATCTTTCCGCCCATCATCGCGGCCTTCTGGATGTCCATCCATTGGCCAGACGACGCGTTCGTGCGCATTGACGTGACTTGGTAGGGATGCAAGTACATCACGTACTTAGGCTGACCACCGATGCGGATGGGGCGGACCATGTTGTTTCCGACCTTGGCCAGTTCAACCGCTTGGTCAATCAGGTTCAGGGTGAAAACGTCAGAACTGGTCAGGCCGTCGTCGGTGGTGCCAGAGCCAGCGGTGATTTTGCGGGTCGCGGACGGAGCCACGGTCGCATTCAGTCCAGCGTACTTCAGGTTTGTCTGCGCGGTGTTGCCGCAAACCTGATTGAAGAAAGACATGGACTTTCTGTCCGCCCACCACTCGCCCAGGGCGTCTTTCGACTGCTGGCGAAGGTCGAACGGGACACGCTGCGCATCAATGGTGTTATCGCTGCGAACGCCGACCACATGGCCGAGTTCATTGATGACGATGGAGTCGCTGTAAATCGACAGCGCCTCGCCGTTACCTTCGGCGATTTCGGACTCGGTCTTGCCGTCGCCGGTCAAACGAGCGCGGAGCCCGAAGGTCACCTTGTCGCCCGGACCCTTCCGGGATTCATTCTTGATCTGGATGATAGAATTATCACCCTCACCGATAAGCGGAGCAATGTCCAAGTACTCACGTTCGGCAACCGCGAGCATTTTGGACCAAAGCTTGATCGCCATGGCGTCATTAACGCCAAACGAAGTTGTGGCCATGTGGCCCTCCAGCTAAAGTCATTCGGGAATTCTTTCGGGTTGCACGTAACGCTGTGCGGCGGAACGGTCGAAATCAGCCGACCGGAGCCTTATGCTCACTTTGTCTTCTTTACGGGAAGACTTACCGAAACGCCCGATTTGCGTTGGACGGCCACGCTGTAGGCTCATGCGCTGCAACTGTTTTCTCTTGACGGGGAGAAATCCCGAAACAGAACCGTGTCCTGTAAAAGCAACACTATCATTGCAACAACTATGGAGCAAACGCAAAAAAGCCGGAGGGGTTTCCCCCTCCGGCCACGAAGACAAGCTGACGATAAGCGAGAGCTTATGGTTACACTGCCGGAGCGTCAGGCGCAACCGGAACGGAGGCCTCCACAGGGGCCGGATTGGTCTCGACGGAAGGAGCTACGGCGGCGGGAGCTTCCTGGGCGGGAGCTTCCACAGGGGCCGCAGCTTCCGGGGAAACCACAGGCTGAACGTCAAGGGCGATGCGGGCTTCGTCAGCGGCCACGCGGGCGGCCACGGCGTCAGCCTGGGCGCCATGGTCAATAACAACCACAGTGGCGGGAGCAACGCCCGTAGCCACGGTGTTTGCCGTGATGGCGTCAGACAGGTTCCCGGCGCTGAGACGAAGGGTCTCCGTGATTCTGGAAACCGACTCCCAATCGCTGAGGCGCTGGGCTTCAGCGTACTTGGCCGACAGGCCCTGAATTAGCGCTGTCGCGGCGGCGTTCACATCTTCCATGTGATGAACCTGGGCGATAAGCGCAGAAAGGTCGTGGATTTCGCTTGTCATGTTAATTCCCTTGTCTATGTTTTCATCTATCTCCGTAAGCATCGCTCCGACAGTGTTAAGAACTGTCCGATTGCGCCTAGAGATATTCTCGCACTGGGCCAGGAACTCTTGCCCAGGGGAGACGATATTCGGCATGCGCGTGTCCCCGATACTGTTCCTGAGGCTGGACGGCGGGCGGGTCGCTACTTCCGCTTGGAACCTAGACTCCCGGCCTGCCGGTTGTTTCCCTGTCAATAGCATGTCTCCGCCTGGGCTCGTGCTCCCAGGCTTGGCTTCCATGCCGCCGCCGTCCACGTCGTCGCCCAGGGGGCCACCACGAAGAAGGCGGCGGGATTGGCAGTGGGGCCAATCCCGCCCGTGGGCGTCGCGTAAACGCCGCCTTATTGAGCCCGAGAGGGAACGTACAGGCTCAACTAACCTTATCGCCCAGGAGCGCCGCCAAAGAGCGCGTCGAGTTCGACCGCTTCGGCAAGAAGCAGAACCTTGGCGCGCGCCGCCTCGGTGAACAGCTCCGTCGTCTTCTGGAAGCGAACCTCGAACGACAAGGATTTGTCATTCATCCTATACCGGAAAAACGCTTCAATGGCATAGGGTTCGTCGCCATCGAACACCGGAATGCAGATGCTTAGTTTCTTGGGAACGACAACCGGGACTCCCCCGATTTTGGGGTTGTCTTCCTCGCTACAGTTCCACTGTTGGTTACCATTCGACAGGTTTATCTTGGACTTGATGTCCACAATTTTTGTCACCTGAAGGCTGTTCACCAGTTCCATGAGCGTCGCCGCGTCCGGGTGAATCACATCGTCAATGTGTTCCTCCAGAAACTCCGCAAGGTCCCTTTGCGAAAGCGCGCGGTTGTTTACGCCCATCCAGGCTTTCCACGCCTCGGACTTGCGGAAGGCGTACTTGACGACGTGCGTCCCTGGGCCGACGGCTTCAGGACCGGCAAACCAGTCTTCACCCCGGCTGTACTCGCCGTCCCCGATATTCCCTTCCCGGCCAGCGTGGTAATTCAAAACAACCGTCGCGGAGCCGTTAACGTCATCCGCGAATAGGATAGAGCGACCGTTCAGGGAGTAGTTGTTGACGTAATTTTCAAACGACTTGTCGTCGTTTATGCTCACGGCCTGCGTAATGAACTCCGGTTTTTCCTTCTCGAAACGCTGTACAGTGTACCCTTCCGGGACAAGCATAAGCAAATCGCCGTTGCTTCTTACCGTATTGGCGTGAAGATTGCGTCCGGTGTTAAGAAGAAGCTGGAGTGCTTCTGCGCTAAGTTCTGCCATTTCTTTTCCAATGCTACTGTAAAATTGACGGTTTATTATTCCGCTCTAGCGACTTTGGGCTTAAAGTCGAAAGCACCCTGCTTCGGATTGTTCCTGGTCAAAGAGCCATCCGAGTTGTGAAAGAGGATGGTCGTTCCCCGAACAGGCTGTGGCTCTTTGGTCTTAATGTCGGCCTGGACCTGCATTGCGCCTTCGCCGTTGGTCCCTATTTTTATTGTGAGCGTAAGGGCGCCCACCTTGCCGGTCTCTTCGACGGCCTTGACCACCTGGGCAAGCTGTTCAGTGAGGTCGTTAAGAATCTCACCTCCAGCGAGGTCAGCCAGTGTCTCAGTGAAAGAACGGGGCATTCAAGTCTCCTATTGCTGGGTTCCGGGGGGAATGTTGTATGTCTGAGTCTGGGCGGGCCGACGTCCGCCAAGAGCTTTTTTCAAAAGAGCCTCGACAATGTTGGTCAGTTCTTCGACCATCATTTCCCGGCTTGTGTGCAGCATGGTTCCGTCATCCATGGTGCGGGCCTGAAATATTTGGTCGATGTACGCCGAGATTTCGTGTTTGACATGAACCCTCCGCACCTCGACCGCTCCATTCTGCCCGACCTCTGTCTTTGGCGGAACGCCTTGCGTGTCCGCCCGCGCCATCGCCAAGCGCACCCCGTTGTCACGAACTCCGTTTTCTTCAGCCATTTTAAGCTCCTCTGCCATCTGTAACAACCACCTTGAACTGACCGTCTATTTTCTTATTGTTAAATTCCCAGTATTCCAACAACTCGTTGTTGGAGACTAGCCCGTTTTCCATCCTGTTCAGCCAAATTCTTGTTATGCCTAATGCGCTTGCAAGATTTTCCTGGGATAAGCCGCTCCGCCATCTCTGTAACCTACACCACTCTAGCCCTGTGATCATCTTACTGGATAGCATGGAAGAGTCCTGCTCCCACTTCTGATAGGCCCAGCGGCTCACTTTGAGGTCGCGCGCCCTTTCTGCTTGGGAGCGCTCGTCTCGCGCCCGGAGGATTCGTTCCCATTCCCCAGCGGAGAGAGGGATTTCGATAAACATATTGTCGTCAAGCATGCCGCGAAGTCCTTCTTATCAAAGACGGTCCAGTGTCCCAACGCCGCCTCGATTAATTCCCCTTTTGTCTTTTCGCCCAGGAACAACGCAGCCCACTCTCCGTCAAAAAGCAGCCACTCACGGCCTACCTTCAACAGGACGTGCACGCACTCAGAACCTCCGGCCTTGCGCGTCGCGCGAACCCGGCGCCCAATCCACCCCCTTTGCCCAGGGACGAAATGCTCAACCCGCACCGGCGTCGTCGGGCGCACCGGCCACGCCTTCAGATACTTCAGCTCCATCCACCCGTAGAGGTGGTTCACATCCGGCGTTCCCGGATGCGCCCCATTCTCCACGGACATGGCGTCAAGGCGGCGGAGCGCCTTGATTACCGCTGGCCGCATGACCTTCCGTTCGTGGTTGCTCACGCCGTCTCCCTCTTGAGCGGGCGCCCGACAATCCGGCGCATGATGGTTGAGGCGCAGCCCCAGAACCGGACGGAGACGGGCGACAGGCTTCGCGTGGCGGTGTATTCGAAATACCCGTCGCCCCCTATTCTCTGTTGGAAAAGAACCACGTCGCCCCGCTCCGACGCCTCGTAAACCACGCTCGCTAAGCAACCCCTTGCGCCGCCATTGCCCCAGGTCTCGGCGAAACGGCCAACATGATAGATTATCCGGTCATTTTGTTTTGCCGTCTTCAACCACGCATTGAAGTCTTCGACCGTACTCACGTTTTTGCATCTCATCTCTGTGTCCCCGTGTGTTCTGTGGGGGTTAGTATCCAATGGAATCAGCATTTTGAAAGACCAAACGCCCGCTGCTTAGGCGGCCATGGCTTCAATTCGTCCCCAACTCGGGCCGCACTCCACGTCAATCTTGAAGGGGATAACCGCTGGCGTCGCGTCGGCGATAATCTGGCCAATGGCGTTGGCCTCGGCCCAGGTTTTGACGGAAAGGTCCAGTTCGTCGTGAATCTGGAGCTGGAGAAAGTACCCTGCCCGGTCCACCTCAATCATGGCTTTCTTCATCTGGTCCGCGCTGGAGCCCTGCACAAGCCGATTAAGGGCCTTATGCGCCCATTGGTAATTTCCGGCGTCGTCCTTCGGGAAGCGGCAACGCCTGCCCAGAACGGTCGTAATGAAGCCGACGGCGGACGCGCGGCTGCTGCAAACCTTGGACAGCTTCCGCAGGAAGGGGACCTTCTCATCGAAGGTGTCGAGAATCCGCTGGCCTTCCTCTCCGGCAACCTCCAGATAGCGGCCTCCATCGTGCAGCGCCTTCTGAGCTGCGGATGTATCAGGGTTGAGCTTCACGCCCTTGTAGAGGACAACCATGCGCGTCGGGAGGCCCAAGTCCTTACAGAGCTTCGCGCCGCCTTCCCCGTACATCACGCCCAGATTCAGCGCCTTGGCGTACTTCCGGGCCAGCCCAGAAATCTGGGCCATCATGCTGTGGCTATCCGTCGCCGGGTCGTTGATGTAGGCGTTGACCATCTCTTCGGCGCCAGCCAGACGGACTCCCTTTATCTTGGTCATAAAGGCGAAGTGGCAGGCCCAGCGCGGCTCTTGCTGGGAGATGTCGCAGCACGCCCATATGCAGCCGGGTTCCGGTTCGTAAATATCCCGCCACATGGCGGCGAACTCATCCCGACTTGGCTGTTGCTGCAAATTGGGCTTGGTGCAGCTCATCCGGCCAAACCGCGCGCCCCTGAGAACGCCGCTCTCGTCTTCGCCCGCGAGCTGGTTGAACGTCGGGTGAATCCGCATCTCGCCGTCCGTATAGACGGCGAACCGTTGAACGCTCTCCGCGAACGTGGTGCGGAGCTTATTGACCTTGCGCGCATGGAGCAGCGCGCCGATGGCCGGATGCGTCTTGACGTTGGCGTTCAAAAGCATCCGGTCAATCTGTGGCGCGTCCGTCTTGGCCGTCCGGCCAATCTTCAGCCCAGCCGCCGCCATGGCCGGAGCGACCGCGTCAGGCTTCCAGACGTTCCCCACCTCAATCCGGCAACCTGTCGTGTCGGCGATGCGCGCCAGCGCTTCGGCCTCCTGGGCAAGCGACCACATCTTGATTTTTGAGAGCTTCTCCTCGGAGACGCGGACGCCGCGCCGCCGCATGCGGACCAGAACCGGGAGAAGCTGCGACTCCAGGTCGAATATTTTCTGAAGCCCCTGCTTATCGATTTCCTTCTGTTGCTTCTCCAGCACCAACAGAGGCAGGCGGGCGTCGTATTCGCCGTAGGGGCCGACGTATCGGGCGCCGAGCTTGTACATCTCGGCCTTAACGTTTTTCAGCCTGAATATCTTCCCCGCCCGCTTGAGAAGGTCTTCTTCCTTCCCGGCGAACCCCCAGCGCTTCGAAATGGCGTCCATGCTGTATCCGGGATGCATCTCGTAAATCAGGGGGTCCGCAATCATAATGTCGCGGAAGAACGACGCCAGCGGAAACGTCACGCCGTAGTTAGTCAGCCAGTCAAGGTCATAGGCCAAGTTCATTCCGACGATTTCGCCCGTGAACTTGTTGGATTCGTAGCGCAGATATTCCCAGACGGCTTCCTCGCTCTCCATGTTGTCGCCGCCCTCATGGCGCAAGGGGAGATAGAATTGGGGGCCGTCGTCAAAGGCCAAGCTTACGCCGACGATATGCCCGTCCCGGCGCATCGTGCCAGGGCCAAGGTCCGTCAGATAGGGGTCCTTCGTCTCCGTATCGATGGAAACTTTCTTCGCTCCTGCCCAGGAAGGAAGGCTGTCCATCCTGGGCGGTGTCCAATCGCTTTCAGGAGGGAACAAATCAAGTTGAAACATCGCCATGCTTAAGCCGCCACTCTTTCTTCGTGATAACGCCGTGCCTGCTCTTTGTTAGGCTTCTGGGGAGCTTCCTTCTTCTGGACCTTAGCCCCAACAAACTTAGCGTCCTTCTTGGCCCAGATGAAAATAAGCTTTTCTCCGTTTTCCTGTACTTCCTCCTTCAGCCCCCAGCCGCAATAACGGTGCAGGCTGCGAATAAGCTCATAGGCGCGCTTCTCCGCGTCGTGCGGGAGAACGCCGCGCATGACGTCATGCTCGTTAATCATCTGGATTATTTCGTCAAAGGTCGCTCCGCCCAGGAGAAGCATTTGGGCCTTGTTGCGAAGGTATCCTTCGCGGGTGACGCGTATCTCTGACTCGGGGGGATAGCGAAAGACCTTCTGCCTCTTCTTGGGCTTGGCGTGCTCGGGAGGAATGACGGCGGAGGGCTCCTGGCCAGCGTCAACGAGAAGCTTGCGCGTCCTTTTTATTGCAACGGCCTTGTCGGAGAAGCGCTTTACCGTCTTCATCCCAAGAGATAACGCGACGTCATTGTAAATTTTGTTGATGGCGGACTTCGTCATCGCCTGGAAACGCTCCAGGAAAGCTTCGGCCTCGTTCATGTCCCACTCCATGATTCTGTGTCCGCCTACTTTACATCTGCGGAGGGGAGCAGGCAAGTGTAAAGTATGGGGATGACCGTGGCTATTGCGCCACGGTCATATAGGTCAGGGAGCGCCGACGGTCAGGCGATAGCCGCGCTGGGCGTCCGTCTCGATTTTGACGCCCAGGGGAGCAAGCTTCTGACGGAGCTTCCAGATGACAACTTTGGCGACGCCCTTGGCTTTCTTGATTTCGTCCTCGTTCGTGGTGAAGCCGTTGACGTGCAGAGCGACTTCGCCCAAGGAGCGCGGAACGCCGGAGAGCCGCAGATAGGAAAGCACGTCCGTTTCCTGGGGCGACATCTTGGCCACCGCGCCGCGCGCCTTGGCCCAATGTCTATGGGTGTCGATGACGAACTCCGCCGTCCGCATATCCTGTCCACAGCAGGCGCATGTCGTTGACGTGTTGTGCGCCATCTCCGTTGATTTACGCATGGTCGTTAGCCTTCCTTCTCGTCCTGTCCCTGAAATAGACGCCGCGCACGCCCGTCGCGGACATGCCATAGCGCTTGGCCAGCTCTGGCGCCGTCGCCGTGCCCCAAGAGGCGATAATGGCGGCGTCGCGCTTAGCGAACCGTGGGTCCGCTTGGCCTTTCTTTCTCGTGTACGTGGGGTTGGGAGGGCCTTCAGCCATGCTTCCGTTAATTCGCCCAGGGGGGAGCTCTTTGTTGAGCCTCACCCACTGGCGAAGAAGTTCATCTTCGTCCATCGGTATCCCCATGCTTTTGGTTCGCGAGGACAGGATAGGCGGTTGCAGGCGAAGGGAGAACACTAAATCTTGCATGCAGTAGGCAAAAAAGAAGGCTGCGCAGTCACCCGCGCAGCCCACTCGCCCCTCGAAAAGGTGGGTTAGTTTCTAAAGCCAATTCCCACAAGAGCCGTCAGCTTGCTTTCGTCCACCTTGAAGCCGTCAGCCGCCGTGAAGGAACCGTCCTTCTCCCAGTCGGCGCGGGCAAAGATATAGCCGTTTCGGGAGAACGCGATTTCAGCGCCGCCGCCAACGAAAAAGCCAGACACGTCTTCACTGAAACCGTATCCGCTCACATGGCTTCCGGCATAACCGGCGTCGGCGAACAGGCGAGCGCCGGGGAACTGGTATCCCAAGCGAGCGCCAGCTTTGTAGCCGAAGCCGTTCTGAAATCCCGAATCCTTCGCCCAGTCGTAAGAGACGCTGGCCAGCGGACCCGCGAACCATCCGCCGTTGCCCAGGCGGAAGTCATAACCAAGGCGGGTTTCGGCGAGAACGCCGGAGTAACCATAATTGGCGTGGGTTGTGGTGGTTTTGGAGACGGTTCCTGTGGCTGTGGTAACACCGCTATGCGTCACAGTCGCCTTGTAGTCGGCGCAAGGCTTGTTCGCCGTGCACACAGTCCCTTTGAATTCTGTGGGAACCGAACCCGCATGATATCCGCCGTCATCGTCAATGTATCCGGTAGTGACGGGCGTATTGGTTATCGTTACGGGCGCGGGCTGAAAACCCCCTGTGGGTTTGTAGCAGGGTGCCGCCGATGTGCACGCAGTAGCGCCAGCCGGGGCGTCACCTGACGGGCTGTATTTTCCATCGGAGCCGATATACCCAGTAGTCGGAATATTATCACTTCCCGGAGTAACCCCGTTTGGAAGTACGCCGGTGTCATAAACAACGCTGCTATTCGAATATGTTCTCTGGTCATAATACGGAATAGTCGTTGTCGTCGAGACGTCCTTCCCGCTCTTATTGAACGAGCCGCCCAGGCCCATATCAATATAAAACCCGCCAGTGGCCGGAGTCGGAATGCCGTCGTAACCGTCCTTCAAGGAACCGCCCGAAGCGCCCAAATCAGCGCCATATGCCGAAGCAGCACCCGCAAGAAAGAGCAGCGCCGACATCAAAATCTTCTTCATCCTATTGTCCTCGTTATCGTTTATGCCCCGGCGTCCTTACAAACGCCACGTTTCGCCGACCAACCATTGCCCAGGAGCGCGCGCATGTCCACCCACTCCGGGTGCTGCGCTAAAAACTGTGATAAAAATACAACGGTTAATGTCCTTGCCTTCCGGTTAACGCCGGGCCATAATGCACCCGAGCCCCCACATATCCGCGAATTATCGCCGTTGCGAAAGCAACCACATGGTCAGAGGTGAACCGTGTTTACACTAACCGTTCCTAGTATATCGGCAACGTCGGGGCATAACGCGGACGGAATTATCCGTGGTTTTATTTCCCAGTCGTTGTTTACCGGTGTCGTCAACAACTTCGAATTCTCTGATGAACTATGGGCTATCTGTCGTGATACTTCGACAGGGAGTTATATATTCCTGGACAGAAGCACAGAGGCCAAATCCGGCGTAACGGACTCTTTCCTGCCCTGGGGCGATGATTCCACCTTCTCGGGAACGGATTCCTTTTATCTCGCGTCGGACAACACCGTCACCGAAATCCGTGTGACCGTGACCACTCCCGGCGTCTGGGTTGGAACCGGCCTGGAAGTTTATGACTCCACGGACGGCATTACAGCCAATCGCCTCCTGGGCTCCATTGTCGATGGCACGGACGGATTCCGCAATCCAGCCGGAACATACTCCATCACCTGGGCCACGCCGGGAACTCCGGGCGTGGCGTTCTCACCTGTCCCCGGCGATATCGCGTCGCGCCCATGGGTCATGGTCAAGCCCGTTGGCTACGTCTCGAAGACCACGTCGCCCAAGCTGTCCTTCGCCTTCGTGTTCCATTCGGCGGCAAGCGAGCCGTACACAGACAAAACGGCGGAATACAACGAGGCCCTGACCAACGGGACATTCGGCTCTCTACCCAACGTCCTGTACTTCGTGGACGCCAACCAAATCATGACATTTCCCGGCATTCCGACGGGAATGGACCTGACGGTTCATCGCAAAGTGGCCGCGAGTTCGCGCGATGGCGTCATGGAGTATCTGGCCGACAACAACACCTGGAAAACGCTCACGGGCGCCAACGACCCGTCGAACTGGTTCAAGAACGGGCCGACCACCCTGGGCGACCCGACGCAGGAGTTTTCCGTCCGCTGGCCGACGCCCGCTGACTGGACGTCGAAGACGCTTGTCCTTCCGCTGGAAGTCGGTGGAACGCTCACCCTTACCGGATGGCACTTCCGCTACAGGGCGACCAGCGTGGCCGCCATCGGTCCGATTGCGCAACCGCTTATCCGCGCCCGTGGCCGCGCCCTGGGCGCTGGGTTGGCCGGAGGCGTCTACCACTACACAGGGGAGGGAAAGACCTACCACGGCGTCATCTTTGAGGCCGGCGTGCCGTCCCTGTCCGACGTCGTCATCCAGGTCATGAACATCACCACGGGCCTCGCTGCTGAGTTCACCGTTCCGTCGGCGACACTGAGCAGCGCCGCACTAACGCCGGACCACCTGGACCTCTCCACCCCGCTTGTCGTCAACGACGGCGATTCCATTCTCATCACCTGGGTAAGCGGCGGTTCGCTCCAGGACGTTGAACTCGTGCTCCAGTAAGGGGGAAACGCCATGAAGAGCGGATTCGCAATCGTTCATCGCATCACGCAAACCGAATTCGATGTTGATTTAGGCGCTAGCCTGTCGGCGGGGTTCATCGAAATCGTTGACGCCAGCGGCCAACCCACGGGCGCCGTGTATATGACAGGGGTTCCCGGAATTCCGGCCACGCAAATAAATGAAAGCATGGTCACAATCAGAACTGCTGTCGGCGATATAAATCATTTCCGCGTCGTCTACGATATTGACGGCGTTACATGTGGACTTGCGGACCCTACAGACGTCGCCAAATGCAATGCTATCCTTGGCGTTACCTTAAGTACGGTACAAAGCGGGGGCAGGACACAAATAGTCTCTCACGGTGAAATAGCCAAGTATTCGGGCCTTGGTGCTGGCGAAGTATATCTTGGAACAGACGGAACACTTACGTCATCTGTTCCAACAACAGGGGTGTTCGTCAAAATAGGGCGCGTAGCTAACACAAGCCTTCTCATGGTAAAACTTGAACGTTCTATTTTACTTTCATAAGGAGAACTAAATCATGGCGGCAAAAACCTTCGTTGACCTTGTTTCCGGCCAACTCACCGTAACCGCTGGCGTGCAGGTTGGCGGCGCGGGAAACGCCGACAAGATTCCGGCGCTCAACGCCGCGACCGGCCTCCTGGACGTGAGCATGTTGCCCGCGACCATCATCCCGGACCAAGTCACGCTGAACGTCGGAACCACCACCATCGCCGACGGCGATTTGGTCTATGAAACCGCTGGCGGGGTTCTGGAGCTGGCCAAGGCGGACAGCGCGGCGACGCTCGCTCAGGGCTTCGTGGCCATTGGCGACACGACCGGTAATCCCGTGGTCATGGGCCTCAGTGGCTCGAACACCGGCGTTTCCGGCCTGACCGTCGGCGCGGAATATTACCTGTCCGCCGCGACGGCTGGGAAAATCACCGCGACTCCCCCGTCGGGTCCGAACCTCGTTCAGCCCATCGGATTCGCCGTGAGCGCAACCCGGCTGCACTTCCATCCGAAGTTGGCCGTGCTTGGCGCATAAGCTGACTGGTCATCGGAACGCAGAAAAGGCGGCTGTTACGCCGCCTTTTTCATAAACTGTCCTCGTTTTTCACGAAGCGCCTGTAAGCGGAGCCCTTCTGGCGGCCAAATGATTCTCGGCATTGGGCCGCCAGTCCTTCAGCTCCCGCGCCGGCACCTCCCAGTATCGACGTTGCAGCACACGAGCACGTTTTTTGTCCCGCTGCTTCTCGAATCGTGAACTGTCTCCCAGCGGCAACGCTCGAAGGGTTGCGCCGCCGCCGTTCCAATAAGCGCTTCGTCCGCTATGCCCAGGAGAAGCCACGCCGTGTAGAGCATGGCGGCCAGGAACGCCACGAAGAAAACCCGGACGGTCCAGAGAAACACATTCCATTTTCGCATCAAAAAACAATCTCCGAATAGGCCCCAAGGCCAAGTGTAGGCCAGCACCGCATAAGCGATTCCGATACGGCGCGCGCGTTTGCCGCTTCCGTCCAATTCCCCTCCTGGGCGTGCAGCGCAACGTCCGTGCATGCCTTGCGGAAGGTGTTCCTGATGGCGTCCGCCTCCCACAGGGCCATGCCTTTCGGGAGTTCGCAAACTTGGAGCTTTGGTTTTTCTTCTATTTCCACCGTTCCCCCTAAAATCTATTCGCCACCTGTAAGGCTTCGGTTTCCTGAAGCTCAAGAGCTAGCTTCTGTGTAAGCATCACGTCGCCAGTAACTAAGCCACCTTTCGGAACAAAACACCACCCACAAACCTTCCTGCCCCTCCCGTCCATTTCGTCAATATTCATCTGGCGGCCTGTCCGTATGCGGTATGTCTTCCCGGAGCGGCCTCCCCGCACCTCAAAGAACCCGCGCTGGTCGAGCGACGCCAACTGTTCGGCGTTCAGGCTCTCGCGCAAGACGCGCATGCCCTTCTGCTCAGCCGCCGCGACGCCATTGTCCCATCGCCCAAGGAACTCCCCGGCGAAGTCGTTCCGCGCCGCCGCCCGATAGCGATATGCCCACACGGCTGTTTCGTCTGGTCCGTCGGCGAAATCGATGCCCATTACCCTCTGGACGCTTTCCAGATACGAATCGACGCCCATCATCCTCTGAACGCTTTCCAGATACGGATTGACGCGCTCCCGGACCATTTGCAACTGGGCCTGCCCCTGGGCGTCCTGAAGCTGCTGGGCGTAGATGCGCATTCCCTGCATGTCCTGCTGCATGTGCGCGGCGCCATATAGGTTCCGCGCCTGGGCAAGGCTCATGGACTGATGTTCAACAAAATCCATGGCGCGCTGGCGAGCAAGGCTCTCCTGATACGCCGTGACGCCGCCATAGGCCCCACCGCCGCCGCCCGCCGACATGAGGGGAGCGCCCCTCATTGCGTTGAGCGTCATGCGCGCCATGTCCTGATTCATGTGCTCTTGCAGACGCCCAAGCCCTTGGCTCATTTGACGCTGTAGCGCCGCCCGTTCCCCGTCGGAGAGGTTGGCCACCGTCCCGGCGAGTTCCTCTGTCAGCGACGCCTCTGTCGTCGTGTGCGTCATCAGGTAAATCGGCTCTTGGCGCGGCGCCGACCGCCCAGGCGTGGGGTTCCTGCGAAACACCGCGTCAATGAATCGCCCCGGGTCCGGGACAAGGTTGGCTGCCTGACGAATCATGGTCGCAAGGTTTTGCATGCGGGCGTTGACGGTCGAGCGTCCGCGCGACTCCTCATAGTCGTGAATGGCCCCCCAGAGGTCCGCGTCCGAGCGGTAGACGAGATGGAACGAATCCAGGTGCGGAGCCCAGGCCCAAGTGTTTCCCCGATGGCGGCGCTCATAGAAGCCGTCTATGGCCTCCTGAAGCCGTCGATGAAACTCTTCCGGGTCCAGGGATTCATGAAGCGTCGCGCTCATCCGAGCGGCCATGCGCGCCTCTGCGAAGAAGCGGTGCGTCTTCTCCTGGACGAGGGCGAAATATTCACGCTCCCATAGCTCATGCGCCATGCGCAACGATACGTGGCTCCCCAGGTTGCCCATGACGTTGCAGTCTTCGGCCATCGTCAGCGTAAGCATCTCACGGCCATCCATGAGAAATTCTATGCGATAACGAAGGCGATAGTCGTCCCGGTAGGCTTCTACATGGACGGGAGGGGGCAGGAGGCGGCCTTCGTCCCAACGTTCGGCCATGAAGCCGTAAAAGCCCTGTCGAATACCGTGCTCAAGGGCCTGCAACGCCACCTCATCGTGTCGAAAGCCGCCTGCCATGTCAGCCTCCGATAAGCTGGGGATGCATCGTGATGCGGGTCGCGGAACGGTCGAAGGCTTTGATGACTTTCCCGGCCCCAATCACCGAATTGTCCACCGCCCAGTAGCCTTTTTTCGTCATCGACTCGAAGGCTTCCATGCAGCGCGCCACGGAGTCCGCGTCGTCTGGCGTGAAGTCATGGCGGGTGTCTCCGGTGTTATCCAGAATGATAAGTTGACTCATAGTGCTAGCTCCTATGCCCAGCCAACAAGGCCGGTTTTTCTCCAGATGTTCGTCATAACCCTGTAGGTGATGGAGAACAGCATCGGCGATTTAGCCGCCTCCTCCAGTTCTTCCCGCGTGGGGGCGCGCAACGTCCCCATCTTGGGCGAGATAAGATTGACCGCGCTACATTCGTCGCAAACAGTCACATCGCCTTCGTGAAGGCCATCCTTCTCCGTCCAGCTTGTTTCCGCCCCGCAAGCGAAACAATTAGCGGTCATCATCACCGTCATGCGCAGCGCCTCTTTTTGTAAGGTCCGGGTTTCTTGCGCGGTTTCTTTGTCAGTGTCCAATCAGGGGACTTTGTGTAGACAATCCGCACGACGGTTCCCAGGGTAACGCCCACCTTGGCGGCGGTCTCGCGTAAACCAAGCGTGCCACTGAAAAACAGGTCGCGTATCTGGTCCGCCTGGGCTTCGGTGTATTTTACAGGCATTCCATGAAGCGGTGTGTGCTCACGACAGCAAAAATGACGATTCGCTGAGGGCAGGACGTTCTCACAACCTGGATGCTCACAGTAACGAGGCTCACTCCTTGGGATAGGCGGTTTTCCGTTGGCCTTCTCCGCGCGGCGAGCTTCATTGTATTCCTGCCTATGCTTTCCACTACAGAACAGTTTATTTTGCAGTCTTCCCCGCGTCGCCAGTGGAATGAATCCGCCGCAATGCCTGCACTTCATGTCAGTGTATTCGAGCACGGAATTCTTTATTCTGATGTACTCAAGCCTGTGTTCTTTGCTACAAAATGACCTTTGCGTGCGCGTTAGCTGTGCTCCACAGTGAAGGCATTTCCGGCCATCGTTGGCGGCTACGGACCTTGACCGGCTAAAGTCCCTGAAATGCTGTCTACTGCAAAAATTCTTCTGCGTCGGTTTCGTCAGCGCATCGCCGCAGTGAAGGCAAACACGTTTCTCTGTCATCCCCATGGCTCCTTAAAACTTGGGCGTGTGAGGTCTCCCGCACACGCCCATTGCGCTATATGTTTACGCCAGTTCGCCGGACTTGCCCGACGCCCCGGAGTCCCCGGAGCCTTCGCGCCGTATCGCCGGGATATCGGGAGCGGTCGATGTAGCCGACGCGCTTAAGAAGGATTTCCTTCCCGTTCCGGTCCTTGACTGTCCGGTCCATGTAGTCAACCCGGACTTCCACAAGGGAATGTCTGCTCATTCCGTCCCCTCCACGGCCTCTTCCGCGTCGTCGGCGGCGGGCTTCAGATTCTTCCCGTGGGCGCCGGAGACGGTCAGCACGCCGTTGTCATCGAATGACACATTGACGAAACCAACCTTGCTGTTGAGGATAGCCCCCAAAGCCTTACGCGCCATGCCGCCCGCGACCTTCTCGGAAGCGACAATGGAAGTGATAGAGAACGGCGTTAGTTCTGCGGCCATAAGTCCCTCTTATTTGATGATAGTCACACGCTCACTTGCACGCGTTATCGCCGTGTAGAGCCACTTATACCTGTCCGCCCGAAAGGACGCTGACTCGTCTACGACAAAAACGCTTTTCCACTCCGAACCCTGGGCCTTGTGGGCTGTCAGGGCGTAGCCGAAATCAAATTCCTCACGGTCCCGGCGCCCGTAGAACGGGACAGGTTGGCCCAGGAAAATTTCCCGGTGCGCAATCACGGTGCGGTCAATCCCGCCATCGTCGGGCCGAATGACCATCTCCAGGGAATCCCCGTCGTCAATGGCGCTGACCACGGTGAACAGCATTCCATTCAGGAGCCCTGCTTCGTGGTTGTTCCGCAGACACACAATGCGGTCTTCAGCCGTTGGCATGACGCCTTTGCGGCCAAGCTGCGCCCGCATGTTGATATTTCCGCTGATGCGGGTCTTATTCTTCCCGACCAAGACTTGGTCGTGACTCAGTCCGTTGCGGTCCCGTGGGCAATCCCGCGCGCTGGTCACGAGGCTGTCCCCGTATTGCCCAGGGGAAAGGTCTCCCCCCTCCCGCACCCGCGTCGCGAGCTGCAACACTGGGCTTTCGAGCGCGGTGCGGTGCACCTCGGTCAAAAGAACATCAGGATCGTTCTGGTCGAAGTATCCCACGCCCTTCACGGGAGGGAGCTGAAAGGGGTCTCCGAGAGCCAGGATTGGCGTTTTGAAATACGCCAAGTCATGGCCGACCTGTTGGTCAATCATTGAGCATTCGTCAATAATCACAAGGTCCGCGTCCCTGATGGGAGAGAACTCGTTAAGGGAGAACCCTGGCTTGCTGTGCTCCGCCTGTTCTTCGCCCAGGCGCTTCTGAAGAATACGCAGCTTCTCCGGGTCTTCTGTCTCTTTGATAAGGGCCTCCAGGTCCATGATTTTCTTCTTGGACTTGTCCTTTACCTTATAGAGCAGGGAGTGGACCGTAGACGCGCCCTCGCAACCCTTGGACCGCATCACGAGCGCAGCCTTTCCGGTGTAGGCTCCGTATAGCACAGTACCTGAAATCATCTGACGAAGCTCTTTGGCCAGGGAGGTCTTCCCCGTACCCGCCGCACCAAACAACCTAAAGACCTCCCCGTGGGGATTTCCACTAAACCACCGACCAAACTGAGTAAGCGCGGCGTCCTGCTGTGGCGACCATTGCATGGCTATTCCCTCTGATTGAAATCCCGACTGCTAAACCGACATAAAGCAGTCGGGACGATAAACGAATAGAGAGCGGGAAGGACTTTCACCTTCAGTTGCTAGGCTTGTTTCCATAGATGCTCAGAACGTCTTCCGAACTGGTGATATTAGCCTTCTGCCAAGCTTGTGCAACACAAGCAATTACTGGCCGGTCTCGCGGTTCTCTTCCGCAGTCCGCTCTCTATACTCGGTGCACGCCCTTTATGATGAGGCGCGTCTACCACCGAATTCTTCTCTCTTGGTCTGGGCGCCAGCTCTTCGGCTTTCGCCGGAGGGATACATCAGATGTCGGGCTGACGGAGCTATGCGCCCAGGCCAAGGGAGAAGACGGGAGAGGCCGAAGCCTCCCCCACCCCCGCCATCAAAACGGGATTTCGTTTCCTTCGTCTCCGCCGCCAGCAACTTCGGCGTCAACAGTTCCGCCGCCAGCGCCACCCAGACTTTCAACGTTGGCCTTAATAGCGCCGTCCTTGAAAGCTTCATTCATCATTGCAGCAGACTGAAACAACTCAGAGCTGGTCATGAGACGAGAAGCCGCCTCGTTGCCCTTGCCGAGAGAGAATTTCAGGTTGTAGTAGCTGCCTTTTGAGTTCTTCTGGCCTTCTGTGTTTAAGCGCCAGATGTGGGAGAACAGGGGAAGCGTTGCGCGCAGTCCAGGTATACGCATAATCTTCTTACGAGAATGCCACGCCTTGAAGACTTTAATCTTCGTGCTTGTAAAGGCAACAATAGCCTGTTCAAACTCTCCGGTAATCTCGTCAACATTCAGGCCATAGACATAATACGTTTCAATGAGGTCGTTATCCCCCATCTTGAACTTACCGAAATCCTGGTTCTGAATGATGGACATGACATGGCGGTCTGTGGGAAGGTGCTGCCCAACATATCCGCCGCCGTTGTCACGGGTCTTCCACTCAACGTATAGGTGCTGAGTGGTCGCCGGAACAAAGAGCACGCCCGGCTTGTTCTTGTTGCCGTCGGCCTCGTACAGGCGGCCTGTCACCGTGTTGATAATCATTCCCGCTCTGGGAGCAACCATCGTTCCGTTGACCTCAACCTCTTCTCCGGCCTCTACGGCGACGGAGTTGGATTGAAGGACATGCAGGAAGGGAACAGCAAAGTCTTCGGAGGTGGAATTCTCGAAACCAGCGCCCGCATAGTCACCATAATCGTATTCAGCCGGAACTGAATGGGCTTTTACAGTGGCTACGCTTGTGTTGGCAACGGCTTCAATCTCGGCTTCGTCGGTGTTCGTTTTGGCTTTAGCCATGTGTTTTCATCCTTACGTTTAGTTTTTCTTCATCATCGTCTAGACCAGAAGCCGTTACTTTTTCTTTCGCGTCTTCTTCGTCTTGGCCTTCACTATAACAGCCTTGCGGCGGTGGAAAAGCCCAATCAGTTGTGCGGGCGTCCGTTCGTCGTTCCGTTCCTTCATCGCTTCGCTGCGCTCGTTGAGGTCCGTCCCGGCCTCCAGGAGTTCACGAGCCAGAGCTGAAAGCGTCTGTGCGTGAACGGTCGATTCGTCCGTAGGCGCATAGCCCAGGGCCTTCAGTTCGGCCATGCGTTTCTTCACATCGGCGGGCGACGTTCCCTTGTCGAGCGGGAGAGAGACTTCCCACTTAATGACGCCGGAGTGACCCTTCTCGATAAGCCAGTCCAGGGCGGCTTGGCGGCGCTCCTTGGTGATGTTCGCCTTGACGTCGCTGACAACGTTCACCTCACTTCCGTCCTTCAACCCGAAAAACGGGACTTCCGCCTCGTCCATCAGGTCAGGAATCAGCTTGTATTGAGCTAAGAAAACAAGCCCCTTCACGTAGACAAGCTGTTCCTCGACGGCAGTCTGTAATCGCTCCGCCAAGTCAAGGGCCTGTCCAAGAACAGCTAGCTTTTTAAGCGTGTCTTTCTGCTTCTCCACGCTATCGAACTGCTCTTTAACAATCTTTATGAATTTAGAGCCGTTAACGTATTGCGCGGCTGATGGTATCTCTTCGTATTCCATTGGTTCCCTCTAGTCTCGGAGGACTCCGTCATGTTCCTCTTTTAGCTCAAGTCCGACAATCTTGGCTATTTCTCTAAGCTGCTCCTCAGAAACATCGATAGGAACTTGGTGCTTATTGTAAAAATAGTCCCGCACCTGCCTCCAGATAAGGCCCCTTCTGTTCGCAGCTTCGTAGACCTCCTTTGATACCCAGCAACAGGAACTCTGGCTATAGGAACTATCCAGTCGGCCTGTGTCCAAATAAAAGCGAGAGTTACGAACCCACCCGGTATCAATAGTGAAATACTTTCTACCAACCTTGGCAACCGTAGCCACTTGGCCAATACTGCCACGTTCGACATAGTATACTTCGTCTCCAGCCTTCAGGTTCTTGAACATCTCCCGTTTCTCCGTGGTTTACATCTGCCTGCTAGGGTATAGGGGGATTCGACGGGATGCTCAACCCACTTCAATCGTGCAGTCCGCCGCCCGAATCACGCAATCCGGGTCCGTAACGGCGACGGTAAGCCTGACCTTGGCGGAGCCCGCCTGGGCGAGCGCGTGACGCACGGAGGTCATAACGGACTGCCTCTGGGCCTCGTCCACCTCATGCCATGCGGGGATGTCGCCCAGAGAGTCCGCCCGACGGATGGCGCCCCAAACATCGGCGCAAAGCGCCTCGAAACCGCCCATACATCCGGGCGTGTGCTGCTTGAATTCCATGTTCTCTCCAAATGAAGAAAGGCGCGAGTCCCCCCGCGCCGCTTCGGTCAGTCCTATTTTATGTGGGGGTCCCGGCAAGGCCTTGCGCGCGCCGAGCAATGGCCGGTAAGCCGCCGCGCCATATCGCAAGCGACGCGGGCGTCTCTCGCATATCCCCACACGGCCCAGGATTCCCCGTCCTGGGCTGCAACCCGTCGGCGCCAAGCGGCTATGGCGCTCTCCCGCGCCAGCTTCGAAGACACGTCCGCGCCGCCTTCAGCGTACACGGCGGCCTTTCTGCATCGAGGGCTTTCCGCCCATGCCGCCGTCGCCCAGGAGAGCGACAACGACGCGATGGCCACGACGATAAGCAGCTCCTTCATTTCGGGCTCTCCCAGGTTATCGATTTCAGCATCGGCGGAACTGGCGTCGGGTCTTCTCCGCCGCCGCAAAGTCCGTCTTCCGAGAAGTATCCGAGCATTCCGACAACCAGATTTTGAAGCATGGCGTCCGGGTCGAAATCCATGCTCTGGCCGTTCATGGTGGAAGCGCGAATCGCATAGCGCCCCGCCGCCCGTATCATCTCGGCCAGCTCTCCGCGCCGTGGCCCCATGTGGTCCGCGTGGCGGCCTTCGGAGACTCCTATCCTGAATGGCATGGGCGGCGCGTCGCGTTCCTCGCTCATCAGCCAATGGTCGTCAGGGAGCGCCATGGACGCCACGGCCATCCCGGAGCCGTCGGGAAGGACAGTCGTCGGGCCAAAGCTCACGTCCTTCAGGGTGAAGTCCCCGCCGACGGTCGCGTTGATGCTGAGGCTCCCCGGAGGGTTCGCCGGTTCCGCAAGCCTGTCGGCGATGAAGAACTCAATGTCCGACGGGCGATAGGCGAAATCGGGGTCTCCCTCGGTCGCCAGCCGCATCGCCACGCACGCCACCTGTTTCAGCTCCATCCAGACGTCCGCCACGGGAGCGCCCTTGTGGTGATGGTCCAGAAGCGCCATCGCGGCCTCGCCAAGTTCTTCGGTCAGCGCCGTCATCAGGTGTTTGTTGGACGGGAACTTATTCCGGGCGAAGGTGACTTCACCGCGAACAGCGTGCAGAAAGGCTTCATCGTAAATTGTCATGGTAACTTCTTGGGTTCTTGGGTTGAGTGGAAAAGGACGTTCTTGCGGAAATGCATGATGTCGGAATCGCTAAGCTCCGGCTTAAGCCCATATCCCAAGTACGGGCGCGCAAGGCCCATGTATTCCTCTCTTGCTTTTCCTATAAGGGCAAGAAATCCGAAACTTACGATACCGAACATAGTGAGCATCATTCCGCCCCAAAAGCCAAACCACGGAACGAATAAGACGCCATACGGAATTGAAAGCAGCGACGCCATGAACATCACGGAGAATAGAACGCCGCCAACCTTCTGACGAAATAGTATTTTCCGATGACGCTTCAGGCTATCCTTGTGCAATTGGCGAATTTCATCTCCGCCGTATTGATAAACATTTAAACTTAGGTCTTCTTCCATTTTGGGCTCCTCTATATTCACAATACCTGCTCCCGAAACCATGTTTTTCTTTCGTCACCTAGAATTATATCCGAAATATTCTTCTTGCTTCTCAGCGCCCGAAGCACCGCCGCGTCCATTGAACCACGAGCAATGATATCCGTGTAAAGCACAGATGTTGTCTGCCCGATGCGGTGGTTTCGGTCTTCGCTTTGAAGCCTGTCCGTCAGTCTGTAGGAATTGGAAAAATAGATGCTGTGCTTCGCCGCCGTCATGGTCCAGCCCTCGCCAGCGGCGGCGGCGGTCATCACCAGATTATCGAGTTCCCCGGCCTGAAGCATCTTCACGGCGCGGACGCGGTCACTCTGGCAAACGCCGCCGTCGATGCGCGCCGCCCGTCGGCCCATGTTGCCCAGGAGGTCCATAATCTTATCGACGTCACGGCGGAACCGCGCCCAAATCAGCGTGGCGCCGTCCGCGTCTTCGAGCATGTCCCGGAGCAGGTCCAGACGCGGATTGTCCTTCAGGTCCGTGACCTCGTCCTCTCCGTCGGTCAAAACGTAGCCATTGACCAGTTGTTGCATTCTGAGCAACTTCTGAATCGCCATCTCCGCCGTCACGGCCTTGTCGGAATCAATCCAGGTGACATAGTCTTTCTCTAATTCTTTGAACATTCTCCGCTGTTCTGGAGACATGTCATAAGAAATAGTTCTGTATACTTTTGGCGGAAGGTCAAGAACCTCGTCTTTGGTCAGGCGGGAGCTAATAGGCTGCATGAGCCTATTCAGCTCGTCCAGATTTTCGTGACGGATAAGCTTCTCATAAGTCCGTCCCTTCTTTTTTTCATTTCCTCCGGTCTCGTAATCGCGCCCGTGGTCCGTGACCAGCTCCCACGTACCGAAGTATCCTTTGAACGCCGTCCAGCTCCCAAACCCCTGGCTCTTCCAATACCCCGGATATGCAAAGAGCACCTGGGCGTAGACGTCGAAGGCGTTCTGCGTGACGGGAGTTCCGGTCAGCGTCCGGCGATAGGGCGCGAACGTCCGCAGCCGCAAGAGCGCCTTGGTTCGGGCCGAACTGGGGTTCTTAATGCGGGCGGACTCATCGAGCGCGAACAAACAACGCCGGGTTTCCAGGAACTCTTCCGCCGCCTCCAGGCACCTGTCCGTAGCCAGGGCGCCATAGCCAATCATCAGCCACGCAAGGCCGGGATGGCGCAGTGTCTTGGTGAAATTGTCCTGGGCGGCCTTGGTCTTCGCCGTCTTGGCGTCCCAAACGTGGACGTGAGACTGGGCCGCGACCGCGTCGGGAAGGTGCGCGGGAAGTTCGTTGTCGCGCCAATTCGAGTGGACTCCATTCGGCGCGACAATAACGACAGCGTTTATTTTCCCATCGAGATACAGCCATGCTGCGGTGTCGATGACGGGTTTCGATTTTCCGCAACCCATTTCCCAATGGATGCAATAACCGTATTGATTCCTCGTCTCCCGGAACAGCGTAAGCTGATGACCGAAAGGCGTAGTCTTGAAGGAATAATCGTCCATAGGGCCTCCTTTAGTCAGGCATACCCTATTTGGTTCTTTTTGGCGGTTCCGCCCGCAACGTCACTGCTATCGCCTTTGCGGGCCTGCTGTGGCTCCCGGTCTCAGCGTGTCCAGTTTGCCTTCCATGCGGCCAAGCGTCTTGCCAATTTCGCCGATGGCCGTCCGGTGTTCGCGCACCTCGGTCGCCACGCTATCGACATTTTTTACAAGGCGTTCATCGCTTTCGACTTGCTGCTTCCGCATGTCCGTGATTTTTGTCTCTAAATCCTTGACGGCGCTCTCTTTTGCAGGAACCGTTAGCCAACCGCTTTCGTGCAAAAATGTACCCACAGAGGTCAGAATCGTTCCAATCAGCGCTATTTCTCGCCAATGATGAACGAACCAGGGATTTCTTGGTAATTCAGGCTCTACCGCCATCTTCGTTCTTGGTGTACGTTTCCGGGGAGTCCTGGCGGCTCCATCATAGACGCTGTTCGCTGGAGCCTCCTTGCGCCCGTTCGGCGTAGCTCCGTTGAGTTGACTTGCTTGTCCCGTACCCATGTCGTCGAGTGTCCCCATGTTCGGCGATGGAGGGGCTCTGAGATGGTTCGCGTCACCTCGGAGCCCCCTTCTGTTACGTTTCAGTTAATCTGCCTGCCGGTTAACGCTCGTCTTCCGGCCTTCTTGAAACGCTTCGTTTTCCACGAATTCGATGACATTACACCGCCTGTGAATTCATTTCTAGCAGGCACAATTAAGACCATGCGCGTGTGTACGCTCGTGTGCTAGCCTGTGTCCATTGCATATGGAAAGGCCACTCAAAATGAACAAACCTAGAAGCGCGTCGAGACTGGACCCGCACCCCCATGATGACCGAATGGTCAACATTGATGAAGTGTTGACGCGCCTGGGGATAAGTCGCTCGACGCTCTATAAGAGAATCCGCAAGGGACACTTCCCAAAATCGCACAACCCAATCAGAAAAGGCAGCGCCCAGTGGCCTTTATCCGTCGTGACGGACTGGATTGCGGAGAGCAAACGGAAGAATCGCGTTCAACCTAGGATTGCAGAAGGGGTTGGGTCCGACAGGCCACAGTCAACCAAACAGCCTGGGCGTCTTTGACATATTTCTTCGCCTGCTACCAACGGCGGCCTGTACAAATCACACCGCACGCAGCTAATAGGTAATTCCACAGCAGTGCAGCGCCCTAAAAAAGAAAAACCCGCGCCGTAGAGAGCGGCACGGGCAAATCAAACATCCAATTTACAAGCACGGGGAGACTATGAGCACATCCAAGAAGAAAAGTCTAGTACAAAATAACCCACAGGCCGCAATTGAATTCGCTAAACTATTGGGTGATGATTGGGGGCAACACTTCTACGCCCTTGTCAACGGAAAGATGGTTCCGTTGTTTATCGGCGGCTCCGACATACTTGAAGTCTCAGACAATCACGAGGAAATCATAGAGTGGTTGAATGAACACCACGAGCTTAAGCACAATATTTATTATGCCCTCAACCCACTTTCCCAAGACGCCAGGGGAACAAGGGCAGATAAATCCAAAGTAACGCATGTGTCTTGGGTTCATGTTGACGTAGACCCAAGAAAATATGAGAACATGCCAAAGATTGGCAACGCCCAATCAAAGATATCCCCTGAAGAATATCTCCTGTCCGAACAGAAACGAATTGCAGAACTCGTTTCAAACGAGGCCGCCCTTAAGAAAAAGGGCCTCCCTGGACTTCCAACCATTGACATAATGTCTGGACGCGGGCGACAGGTTCTTTGGAAGCTGAAGACTTCCCTGGAGCTTGGCGATTCGAGCGCCCTTGTTGAAATGGCGGAGGAATACAACCGGGGCGTGGGTAGGCTTTTGGATGGTGACCGGAGCTGTTGGGACATCTCCCGGCTCATGCGCCTGCCCGGAACCGTGAATTTCCCAGACAAAAAGAAACTCGCCCAGGGCGCTCGCCCAGAGGGGGCGCTCGCCGTCCTGGAGACGCACCGCGACGGCGCCAGATACGACATGGACCGATTCCCGAAAGAGGCCAAGGACGGGACGGAGTACGAGACGAGCAAGCGCTCGCCCAAGGCCGCCAAAGCCGACGGGCCGAAGGTCAGCAAGCCGCGGGTGCAGACAAAGACGGTATTCATCAAAGACCTGCCGGAGGAACCGGAGGGCTATGACGGCGACTTGGCGGGCCTGATGGAGCGTTGGGGCGTCGCCATGCGCACCGGCGAACGCATCCTGTTCGGCGGGAACGAGATGGACCCGCGCGAGTACGATTCCCGTTCCGAGAACGTGTTCGGCGTTTGCCGGGAGCTGGACCGCAAGGGCGTCGCCCCAAAGCATATCATGTGGGTCATCACCAACCCGGACTTCGCCATCTCCGCGCACGTCCGCGACCCGGAGAAGAACAAGGGCCATAAGGGGATGATTCCCTATGCCCAGAGGCAAGTCACCAACGCCATGAAGGCCAACCGGGAGGATGCGGAGGCGGAGCGCGAGCGGGCCGAAGCGATGGCGGGTGGCGCGGGTGGCGGCGGCGGTGATGATGGGGACGGCGGCGGATGCTCTCCGACGGGCGGCGGGAGCGGCGACGGGCGTGATGGACGGCGGGAGCTTAACCGGGATGCTCCCAACGCGTCGGCGGCGCTGTTCAATCAAGAGGAAATGCCCCACCTGCTTTTCAGCGCCCAGGAGTTCCTGAACTACGACGCGGGGCGCTACATCGGCCTGGAAGAGCACGACGTCCGCGTCTCTGTTCGGCGCTATCTTGTGGATTCTCTCGCTGTTCGGCAACAGGGGAAAATCATGGTGCGAGAGCCGTTTGAGCCCAAGAAACTTCATGTGTCGGAAATAACCGCCGCGCTGGCGGAGACATGCTCAAAGCCCAGTGTTCGCGACGAACGGTCAGGGGCGCTCGTCCATTCGGCGCTTCCCGTATGGCTTACGCCAGAGGCGGGCGACCCGGACCCAAAGGACATCATGTCCTTTCCAAATGGCCTTCTGGACCTGAAGACCGGCGCCATGCTCCCGCCCACGCCACGCTTCTTCACGCGCAATAAGCGCAGCTTCGACTATGACTCTGATGCGCCAGAGCCGACGCGGTGGCTTCAATTCCTGGAAGAGTGCTGGCCAGAGCAAGAGGACACGCACGCGCTTATCCGGCAAATGATGGGCTATCTGATTTCGTCGGACACGAGCAAACAGGTCATCTTCACCATAGTCGGGCCGGGCGGTTGCGGCAAAGGCGTCTTCCGCTCCGTGCTTGAAGGGCTCGTGGGGAGCGCGAACACGGCCTATCCTTCCCTGTCAGACCTTGCGGAGAAGTTCACCCTGGAAAGTTGTGTGTCCGCCCAGATGGCGATTCTATCGGACGCCCACCTTCCCGAGAAGGCCGACGACGCAACGAAGGCTATGGAGGCGCTTAAGAAGATATCGGGCGGTGACCCGGTTCACGTCAACCGGAAGGGAATCAAGGGCATGGCCAACGTCAAGTTGGGAATGCGCTTCGTGATTTTCGCCAACTCGATTCCAGACTTCAAAGACCCCGGTGGGGCGCTCGCTCAGCGCATGGTCCCTATCCCGATGCGGCGGCGCTTCCGTGGAACGGACGAACAGGATTATGACCTGGAAGCCAAACTTGAAGCTGAGCTTCCGGGGATTTTGAACTGGGCTATTGAAGGGCTTCATGACCTGAATATCAAGAAACGCTTCACACTTGGAAAGAAATCTGGGGAAGAACTAGAGAATATCAAAGAACGCCAGTCGCCACTATTTGAGTTCAAGGAAGACTATCTGACAGTGTCAGAAGAAGCATTGTGCTCGAAAGACGACCTCCATGAACTATATCTTGCGTGGTATGCGAAGCAGGAGAAGGGCAGAAGCCTGTCATACTCCAAAGCGCGCAATGTGTTCTTTAGAGAGCTTGTCCCAACACTGGACCACGCTATCAATCTCAACTATCGGGAGAAGGTGGGGAGCCCGCGAATGGTGCGCGGCGTCACGATATCGCCAGCGGGCCTTGCGCTTCTCCAGGCATACCGAAAAAAGGAATTCGACAAAGAAACGAACCAGGATGTCCGACAGAAAGGCCAGCCCATGAGCGAGCAAGACAAGATTGACGAGTGGGAGGCGCGCTATGGGAAGGGAACCTTTACAAAATAGCGTTTAGGCCGCCAGCGCGCTCCCATGGGCTCTCTAGATACGTTTCGCCATCGACCATGAAGGGAGGCTCCAGCGCCTCCCTTTTTTATTACCGGGTTGGCCTGGGATGAACCCGGTTTTTTGGAAGCATCCCGGTTTTCCATGGCGCCCAGAACCCGGTTTTCGTCGAGGGGCTGCACGGAACGGTCAGTGTCTCGATATTGCGTTTTCCAGCCCTCTTGCCCAGGGAGAACGAGGAACGATGGAGAAAACCGGGATGCTGCACGGGAAAACCGGGATGATTACCGGGATATTTTGGGGTTATCCCGGTAATGAAGTTTGTTACGGAGCATAGTGTTTCAGTCCCATTACCGGGATAACCGGGATACAAGAGAGATTCGATGATGAAAAATATAAAAACAGGGTATGCGCCATATGGAGACGTCCATGATACGCATGATTCTCGCATATAGGATGGAGTTCACCGGATTATCGCGGTTATCCCGGTTTGCCCGGTTTAGGGCGCTCCCTGGGCAAGAAATGAGCGTGCGGGGTTGCGGCGGCGCCAGGGACGGAATACATTATGGAGGCGAGCGGATAGGGATTGCAACCCGATGCGCCGGTGATTCCTGACCGGCCTCCGCCGCTTCACTCTCAGGACGACAGCAAAGGAAGGCTGTTCATGACGAACGCCCGAAATCTCCCATCATTCCCGCTCTTCGAAGGCCGCGCAGTTCGTATCGAGCTTGACGCTCAAGGCGAGCCACTTTTTTGCCTTGCTGATATCTGCGCTCCAGAAATCCTGGACCTGAGTAACCCGAGTATGGTTGCAGCTCGGCTTGACGATGACGAAAAGTATGCCCTAAGCACCACTGACCCCATCGGTCGCGCTCAAACGGCGACCTTCGTCACCGAACCGGGCCTCTACAACGTCATTCGGGGAAGCCGTAAGGACATCGCCAAGAGGCTTCGTCGGTGGGTTGACCACGAGGTTCTTCCCGCCATCCGCAGAACTGGTCATTACGGTTCCGTCCCGGCGCTCCCAACGCTGTCGCTCGAATCCTTCGAAATCGCCATCGTCGGATGGCGCGCGGAGAAATCCCGCGCCGATGCTGAAGCCACCGCCCGCGCTATCGCTGACCAGCGCGCCGCCGAAGAGACCCACCGCGCCGACCACAACAAAACTGTGGCGCTCAACAAAATAGAACAGCTTAAGCAGCTCGAAAAAACGCTGAACGTCGTCACCGATTACAAAATTGGTCTCCCGACAGAAAAATTCTATGGCCTGACCATCAGCGACGCCGCCCGTCATTTCGGCGTCCAACAGGATTGGCTGTTCGCCTTCATGGACAGTGGCAAAGACGAAGTCGGAGGGGGCCTTCTCCCCATCGGCTGGATAAGCGGCAACGGCCATAGGACGATAACGAAAGCCTACGCCAAGGACGGCTCCCGGTCTGGCGGAGCCTACATGCGCATGGCGACAATCCGACTTCCCAAAGGCTACACGAAACAGCCCTATCTGACCGTCTGGGGCCTGGACCGCCTTGGCGAGCTTCTGGCTCCTATTCCGCTGGACGTGAAGAACAACCCCGCGACCCTCCAGCTCGCAAAGGACGAGCGCCGCCGTCTTCGCACGCAAAAGGAGGTTGACCGGCTGGCCGAAGACGCCCGCCAAGGAAAGCTCCCCCTGGACATGGACCCCGGAGACGACGAACCCCGCTGACGCGCAAAGGGCTCCCCACGGAGCCCTTTTTCACATCCGGCGCTCCACGCCCCTTGACTTTCCCCCAGCATATCGCCCTATAGTCAAACTATATCCCGCCCCTGCCAAACACCGGAGCCCACATGTCAGAAGACACTCTCGACAAAAACGCTGTTCTCACCGCCGTTCAGGCCATCGTTTCCGCCTATCTCGGAAACAACCAGATTCCTATGTCGGAAGTTCCGGCCTTCATCAATTCCGTGACTCTGGCGCTTACAACAAGCGACGCAGTGCCTATTGACGAACCCCTAAGGCCGTCTGTTCCGGTGAACAAGTCCGTCACCTCGGAAAAAATCACATGCCTTGAATGCGGCGCCACCTACAAATCCCTGAAGCGTCATCTGCGGACTCACCACGACCTTACGCCCAAAACCTACCGCGAACGCTGGGGCCTCCCGGCGACCTATCCGATGGTGGCGCCTGCTTACTCCAAGTCACGCAGCGCGCTCGCCAAGGAAAAAGGCCTCGGCCAGCGCAAGAAGCCTGTCAGCATGGCGGCTGAGTGATGCAGCGCGACACGCACCGGGCGTTTGAGCGGCTGGAAGACCAGGACAAGGCCGACGCCGGAGTCCGCATCGTTGAACAGCCTCCCATGCGCGCCATCGGGATGATAGCGGGGGGCTCCGCCGTCATCGTCATCGAGGTCCGAGACGTCGTTCTCGCCGACGACGGCGGGCGGGCAAAAATAGACCTTGCGACCAAGATGGTGGCGGAAATCTTCGGGATGACGAAGATGACGAAGCGCGAAGAGTTCGAGTTCGAGGATAGGAAGCCTCTGCTGTCATGACATATGTCGTAGACGCGCATACAGAAAAGTTAGCGAGACTTATCGCTCATTACCACGGAAGTAAGATGATAGTGGGAAATGAGACGTTGGCGGCAAGACGCGGGTACGGCTCATTTGGCCATTCTTCCGAGAATTATGCGGATAACCACTGGAAGGAATACGTTCAGGCGGCGGAGGCTGTTCGCGATATGATTATCGAAGACTGTTGTAGCGTATTGCGAGCAGCCCACAATGTTTGACGCCCCCTGGGCGAAGGCGAGTTCCTGATTGCGGAGTCCTGCCAAGTCGCCGACCACATGGCGGTCATGGACTGGGGCTGGAGGCGTGTTTCCCCTGGGCACTACATCCGCCCAGGGACAGAACGAGGGAACCCCAGGCCAGTCTCATACATCGATAGGGAGCACGGCATGAACGGACTTCGCGGGCGCGTCGTGCATGTGGGATACTTCCACTCATCGGAGCGTCGCCGCCTGATGCTCGAATTCGCCCAGGCTGTCGGCCTGGACTTCGCCGGGAGCTTACCGAATGACACAGAACGGGGATACATGCGAGATAGAGGAACCCAAGCCCCCTACCGCAGAACCGACACAGAGAAAGCTTCGCGCCCAGCAGCGAATGCTAGTGATTCGCTCGGAAGCGGAGCTTATTCGCGCCATTCGTGCGAACCCGAGTCATCTGAAACTCCTTTATAAAAAAGAGCTTCGCGCCGTAGCCGCCAGGGCCGCCGCCGCTCCGTCATTCGGTGGAAAGATGGTCTGGAAGAACTACGCTGAGAAGCTAAAAAAGGATTTGAAGTGGTGGGTTGTCGCCCTTGGCGTGGATGATTGACCACAAATGCTCTGCCCCCCCAACGACTGACTTTACATCTGCGGCCCCCCTTGGTAATGTGTCCTTGTTGAAACGCAAACAGCCAAAACAAAACTCTCGGGTGTAGCCTGCCCAGGAAACATCCGAGAGCACTAATCACAGAACTTGATTGCTCCTGCGCAAATGCTCTTGATGACTACATTTTGGATGTGCTATGTCATCAATTCGTATTTGTTGCGTAGGCGTAAAGGGCGGCGGACATTGAAGGAGTCCTTCTATCCAGGAGCATCAACCCACGATGTTCGCCGTCCCCACATATGAGAAAGTCTGCTTGGAGACACTTGGTCAACAAGCGCTGAATGATTGTGAACCGATAAACTCACCGTCTTCAAGCAGACTTTCTGATGTGTGGCCTTCTTAGGGTGTCTGTCAAAGTATCTGGGGACGTATTCTAGATGTTCGCCACCAGGAAATCTCAGAGTCGGGTGTAGCTCAGTGGTAGAGCCGCCTCCAAGGTGAGGTATGACGCTGGTTCGATTCCAAGCCGCCACCACACATCAAACCTATCCTCCGGGCGCAATGGGCGCTAAAGCATCGCGCGATGCAAAATGGGTGGCTTCGATTCCATCCCGGAGGGCCAATTATGCCGGGTTCGTCTATTCGGTTAGGACGCCTCTACGTAAGGGGGGTAACGATGGTTCGACTCCATCACCCGGCAAACCGCCGCCCTGGCAACCGTCAAATAATCTTTGACTGTTCCCAAGACTGCGGCCCCAGGACTAAGGGGAGGTCTGCGAACTCGCTACGGTGCTTCTCTCGGCCGACGGGTTTCACATGAGGCAGATGGCAGGTTTGCGCGGCGCCGATATGGGCGGGGTCCGAGTGGTCAGGCATTGCGATATGCCACGCGTCCGCAGTCTTTTTTATCCCGGTCATGAACGGGATTGGCGCGTTGCTCGTGTTGCGACGTGGCCTTGCTGGCGCGTGATTGGATTGCGAAGGCCAGATGGGTTGTAGTGGGTAGAATGCCCACGCGCGCCAACTTTCATTTCGGAGACGTCCTTCGGGCCGCCGCAAGCTCGTCTTTAACCCAACGGGACGAGAGATAAACGGCGGTGGGCAAGGCATACGTGTCGCCCGTTGGGCTGAAGGGCGTCTCCGCAATGAAAGAGGGAAAACCATGGACGAATATTCGCTTATCGCCGGATTGGTGCTGTGCCTCGGTATCGTGGCCCTCACCTGGGCTTTCGCAAAGCTGCTTAAATGAACGAACCGAGAGGGTACACTTACCCTGACCACCTAATAGGCGTTCAAGAGTATGCGGTCTTCTCGCCCAAGTGGGACGCCCGCTTTCTCCTGATGGCCGAAATGGTCGCGTCGTGGTCGAAAGACCCATCGACGCAATGCGGGTCCGTGTTGGTCCGCCCTGACCGGACAGTGGCGTCCGTTGGATTCAACGGAGGTCCGCGCGGAACAGACGACAGTCCGACCATCCTGGGCAATCGCCACAGAAAGCTGCTTCGGACCATTCACGCCGAAGCAAACGCGCTACGGATGTGCAAGGAAGACATGTGGGGATACCGCCTCTATGTGTGGCAACCCTGCAATATCGGGCCGTCATGCGCGAATTGCGCGGCTGAAGCGGTCCAGGCCAAGATTGGCTCCGTGGTGTTTGCGCCGGAGGAAAGTTCATTTGATGATAGGTGGCGCGACAGCTACCTTGAAGGCATGGAGCTTTATAGGGAGACCGGAACGGCGGTCATTCGCTATAAAAGAAAACATCTCCTGGACCTAAGTCAAACGGAGTGAAATATGCCGCTAATTAAAGGAACGTCGAAGAAGAGTTTCGACAAGAACATTTCGACAGAAGTAAAGGCCGGTAAGCCTGTGAAACAGGCAGTCGCGATTGCCTACTCTGTCAAAGATAAAGCCGCAAAGAAGGGCGGAAAGAATAAGTAATTGGTCCCGCGAACGTGGCGGGATACCTGACTGGAGTATGGTTCAATGGTAGAACGGCGGGCGGTAGTTCGCAGACGTCAGCTTCGAGACTGACAGCTCCGGTAGTTTTTGGTTCGGTGGCAGAGAGAATATGCGACGGGTAGGAACAGAAGGGAACAGGACGGCCTTCCAAAACGTTGGCCGGAGCCGCCTCCCGGAAACCCGTAAAGACGGCGGTTCAAGTCCGCCCCGAACCGGCCAGTTTGCAGTAGGAGGCCCATCACATGGGCGAAGATAGAAACGAGGGAGAACGAATCATGAGCCTTATTAAGGGACTTGCCCAGGCGAAGGCCGACGGAGAAGACGTCACCCTCGGGATGATTATTGCGCTGGTGGTCGCCGTGTCCCTGGGCGTGGTCGCGGTTTACGGGTTTCCCGCCATCGTCCCGTACATCGCGGGCGTCGTGGCTGGCGTGCTGTTTGAGGCGGTAATCATCCACATTCAGCGCTATTGCTGATGGGTCCGTTTCTCGGGACGGAGACGACAGCGCAAAAGCTGGCCTATCACCAGAGGGAAAAAGCGAGGTGGGAGGCGTATATCGCCTCTCCCAAGTTCAAGAAGCGGTCGAAGTCTGAGCAATCCGCAATATTGCGGGAGCCTTCGATTCATGAAGCGCAGATTAGAAGATACGAACAGGAGATGGCGAAATGATTAGACCAACCGTAGGCCGAATTGTTTGGTTCCACGATAATAAAGTAAATGACCGACACGAACCACTCGCGGCAATCGTGACTTACGTTCATTCGGATACACTGGTAAATCTTTGTGTGTTCGACCCGAACGGTGTTCCAACTCCTAAGACAAGCGTTCGTCTTGAACAAGAGGACGATAACGCTAGTCAGGAAAACGACGCGATTCCACCGGAATGGGCGAATGGCAATTTCTATTGCCGATGGATGCCTTACCAGAAGGTCCAGGCTGAAAAGACCCAAGCGCTTGCCGAAATGCACACGCATGGCCAATACGGAACGTCGCCCGGAGCGCAGAACCGCTGATATCGCCCAGGGGCGCGCTGGCTGGTGCTCGGTAGGCCGTTAACAGCTTCGCCCGTTCGAGTCGGGTCGCGTCCACCAACAACGCATAATCATAATAGGAGCCCTGCATGGCATATCCGCGCCACCCCGCATCCGACGGGAACTATCACGAAATTCCCGACGTCGCCGACCAAGTCGCCGTTGAAGCAGAAGACCAGCGCGTTGAATCCTATGGAAGCGCGCCGCTCGACTACTCCAATGCGGAAATCCCGAATGTTTCCGGGGAGACTGCGGAGCACGCCGACACGATAGACGAGAGCTTTGCTCAGTACGATTCCGACCAGGAAAACCACTGACGATTTGCCCAGGAGGGGCGCGCTCCCCTGGGCGACATGTCGGACACGGAGGGGTGCGGGGTTTGCGGTCCCGCCGCTTGGCGCAAGTTGGGCGATTCTCAAATCATCCGGTAGGGTCCAAGGTTCGACAGAAAAGGCCGCTGAGGGAAACCTCAGCGGCCTTTTTCGTGCTCTTGGATGCTTAGGAGGCGACGGCCACGGTCGATGGCGCCGCAAGCTCGGATGGCGCGACGGTATACGTCACGTCCGGCTTGCTCGCCTGGGCGATGGTGGCTTCAAGCGTGGCGGTCGATGCGCTGAGGTCGCCGGTCATGCTGGAAAGAACCGAGCCTGACGCGGTCTTGTCGGCCTTGTACGCCGCCACCTGGGCAAGCAGGTCAGCCACAAGGGCGATGGTGTTGGCGTTCGAACCGCTGGTCAGGTGCAGGTGGTTGACGGTGGTCAGGACGACGCCCAGGGCTCCAGCGACAGCCGCAACCGTGTGGAAGGCGTCAGCGCCCAGGCCCGCCGCTCCCAGCGCCATCATGACGGCGCTGACGACAAGGCTGGCGAGGTTGGTTGTGGTGGCGGTGTTCGTCACGGTGATTCCGGCGCCGGGGACTTCCTTGCGGGGAGCTACGGCGGAAATGACGGACGGGAGGATGCTGCTCATCAGGCCGATGACAAGATTAGGGAACATGGGGAGACTCCTATGAGATATGGCACGGTGCATGCCAATCCTACAGGAACCTCTGTTTTTCGATAAGCGCAGTCAGCCTACGACGTTCTGGCGAATTCTCCATGAAGCTGTTTTGCCATTAAGCAGTACCACTCATGGGCTTCCTTCGGATTGGAGAATCCATATTTTTGATACTCCGCCCCGTTCGATATTATGGCGGCTTTCCACAGCCCCTGTGGTTTATGAAAACTAACTCCCTTATACCCACTCGTGTTGTTCGAGTATTTAGCAGTGTTACATAAGTTCTGGGCGTGCGTGGAAGCCCTAAGATTTTTTATATTATTGTGCATCCCGTGCTTATCTATGTGGTCTATTTCTTTTGGGAGCCACCCATATACAAAAAGCCATGCAAGACGATGCGCTAGATAACGTTTCTTTCCTATTTGTATTGTTATATATTTTTTATCGTCAGATGGTTCTTTCTTGTGGTCTTTTCTGCTCCACCATATATTTCCTACAAACGGTTTATCTTTTGTCCTTTTATGTAGATTAGTGTTAGTCCATGTGAATAACCCAGTGTCACTATCGTAGTGTAATAATTCATGCAGCCTATCCTGCGTTAAGTCTTGCTTGGGCATATTATCATCTCTCGTTTAGTACTATACTTCGTGAGAACGCTGGGCGTCAGTAGGTGAAGAGGACGCGCGGGCGTTTGTAGCGCCCCAGGCTTACGCGGATGCGCGGCGCTTGGTACGTCTGGAGCATGAATAACCGCATCTGAGGGTCTTTCGCGGCTATTTCCTTGGCTATCTGGATATTGCCCAGGGGTCTATCCTCCCACCGCCAATAGACGATATCGGATATGCTTTCGTAGTGATGGCGGCGGGCGTAGGTTAGCGTCATAGCGCCCTCCTATATGAGGCGGAGCTGGTCTATTTCAGCCTGCATTGCGTCAAGTCTGGCCTTCGTCTTAACGACGTCCTTGAATTCTTCAAGAGAAAGCTCTTCCGTTTTAATGGTGCAGAGCATTCGTCTAAGCTCGATAAGAAAATCAGTCCGTGACGAAACGATAGCCTTTCCAGATTTTATCATGTGTAGGCATATATTCACAACCCCAAATGGAAGCGCGAGAACTGTTCCGTAGGGGCATTCAAACCATTTATGGTCGATGGTATACTTTCGGACTGCTATGATTTTATCTGTTCTTAGTCCGATAAATCCTTGTCCACGCATCTCAGACATAAAGACGTGCTGCTCCATCCCGCACATCTTCTGAACATCAGTCAGGTTGACGCTTGTCGCTTTGCCAAGAAACATGCCCAGGACTATCTGGGCGTTGCCGACCTTACCTTTTTCCACCGTGACTTCGACAGCCAGGGCGTCGGCGCGCTGGTCCGCGATAGCGCGGGCGGCGGCTTCAGCATCGGCGCGGGTCTTCTCAGCGCGCCAGCCCGCCGCCGCGAGTTCGATGGCTTCCAGCATGGACGAGGGCGCGGCGATGGCGACCTGACTCCGAAGTTCGGCTTCCATAGCGTTAAAAGCCTGGATGTACGCTCGTTTCCACTTTGCGGCTTCCGCTCCCGTGAACCCCATGGCGAGAAGAGTGAACCCGTCTCGGTCCATAGTGCACAACCTATGCTGTTGTGCACCCGTTGAATGCAACGTGTAATACCCCTCTCCAAAATTGGAGAGGGCTTCCGGGTCCTGCGCCACGATATTATCGATGGCGCGAAGAACGTGCGCATGCTGTTTCTCGAACCGCGCGGCGACATCCCGGCTGTCCGCCATGGGCTTGCCGTCTTTAATTTCAAGGGGTTTTATCTGGGGAATTATGGCGTTCGTCATGAACAGCCTCCTAAGCTGTCGGTCCTTGTGGGGAAAGCATGGGGCCGTTCGGTCAGGATCACCGAACGTTAGGCCGCTAAGCCCTATCCCACGCCCCGTCTATATTGGGTCTCCCCTGGGCAATTACAAGCCCCTCACCCGTAGAAAAACGACTTCACACGGACCTTCATCCGCCCAAAGAACCCCAGGCGCGGCGCGACCACGGGAGCAGGGGCCTCGACATGCGCCGGAGCCTCCGCAACCGCCTCATGCCCAGGGCCCGCCCGCCAGAGCGCCCCCTCCAGCTTCCGCCGCGCCGTGAGGCCGGACATTACCTTCCCACCGCCGTGGTTCCACTTCATCAGCTCCGACGGGACAGCCGCATAGTCGCCTGCATTGAGCCGCTTGAGCAGCGTCGAGCTTGCGAGCGCGCCCTCGCCGCAGTTGTAGGTGAAGCTGACCAGGATATCGAACTGGCGCTGTGTGAGCGGAACGCGAACGTTTTTGTTCACGGCCTTCTCGGGCCGGACCATCTCATCTGCGAACATGGTCTCCGCCTCGGCGAGCGTGATGGTCATGCCCTCATGAACGCCGTGCGTGCAGCCCCAGCCTATCGTCCAGACGCCGACGCCGTCGTTGTAAGCGCGAAGCTTCGGCGGCGGAATGCGGTCCAGGCGGTCCAGGTCGCCTTCTTCTACGACCTTGATAAAATCGAGTCCTTCTTTCGACGTTCTCATAGCGTCCCCATTGTCTCATGCATCATCAACGTCATCTCGCCCACGGCCTTGACGCCGACAGCGCCGACCGTGCAGTGAGACGTAGCCAAATCATAATAGACCGCGACGACGCCCAAGCCGATGATTTCGCCGGACTTGGCGCGCTCCAGCAGGTCTTCAAGCCGGAGCACGACGCTTTCATTCGCCTGCCGCAGGTCGATGACGTCGCCGTTGAGTGAACGGATTTCCGCCGTCGGCTTCTCGCTCATTTCGGGCGCTCCCGGATACCCCTCGCGGCTTCCCGGAGAATGCTCACCTGGGAAAGCCACGTATTTATCTGGCCGATGACAGCGCCCTGGGCTTTAGCGCAAGCCAGGGTGTCCGCGATAAGGCCGTCAAGGACCCTCGCGCACGCCTCCCGCTCCGCCAGCACAAGCGCGGCGCTCGCTTCGCCGACCTCGGTCAGCGCGGCGCTGAACCTGTCTGCGATTGCCTGCTGGGCCATCTCGTCCATGGCCGCGTCAATTTCCGGGCCTGACATTAGCGCCCCTCCTGAACAGCCTTGGCGACCACGGAGCGCCGCGTTTCGACCTCCGCAACTCCATCTTCCGCCCCCTCTGACGCGCGAACAAGCGCCTCAAGTTCTGCGATTTGCACGTCAGCGTCACGAATTTCAACCGAAAGGTCAGCAACTTTTTCCAAAGCCTTCGCTCGGAGTTTTTCATTGCGGCTCCTCGAAATCGAGAGTTGCGTAATCCGCGCCTGGGGCGAGTTGTTGCAAGTCCTGTAGTCCATTTAGCCCCCCATGATGTCGCGCATGGCGTCCACGCCAATCTTGTTCAGCATCTTGTCGAACTCGGCTTCGCTCATGCTCGCCAGCGCTTCAGCCGTCGGCATGTTGGTGTCTCCTGGAGAGCCGGAGCCGCCCGACAGGGTCGCGCCGGCGCGGGCCTTGGCCTTCTCCTGGGCGGAGAGAGCATCCACGGAGGTCTTAGCCGCTTGCTTGGGCGCTGGGGCGGGCGGAGCGGTCTCGGTCTTCACAGGCGCCGCTTCGGCCTTTCGATAGCCCTTGGCCCTGGCCATGTTGTAAATCAACTCTGCCGGGCGCTTGTTCATCCGAAGGGCCTGAATGACGATGTCCCGCTCTTCCTGGATAATCTGCTGTTTGCGCTGCGCCGCGTCCGTCATGCCCAGAAGCTCAAGCTCCGCCGCGCGGGCGTTGGCGAGATGCTGATAGGCGTCTCCAAAGTCCGGCGTCGCCTGGGCGTAGGAGATGGCGTCGTTGCGGTAATGGTCCTGGAGCTGCTGTTCCGCCATCTGGGCTTGCGTCTGCTTAACGCCTTGCGTGGCCTGCGTTTGTGACGCCGCCAGCCGCCGTTGCATCTGCGTGAACGCGCCGAAGATGTCAACTTGCGGGTCGATGTCTGGCGCGTCGGCGGCGTAGGGGTCCGCCTGGGCCGCCTGCTGGGCCTTCTGCTCCGGCGTCGGCTCTTCCGGCGTATTGAGCGCGGCTTCCATGATGGCCAGACGCTCTTTAAGCTGGGCGGCCTCAACGGCGGCGGCTTCTCGGGCGGAGCGCTCGGCCTGGAGCTGTGTTTGAAGCTCCTTGCCCTTCAACCGCTCCTGATGAAGCGCCTGATGGGGAACGAAGCGACCCTCCTTCTTCTGCTGGGGCTTGCCTTCCGCGTCAAGCATCAGTTCGCCGGGGACAACGTCATCATCCGGCGTAGGGATGGCGTTCGGGTTCGCCTGTGGCGTCTCGTCGGCGGCGGGAACCGGCTCCGCATCAGCGGTCTTGGGCGCATCTGACGGGGTTTCCTTGGGCGAATCGGAGTTGAACAGCCCCTCGGTGTCGGAACCGTTGGATTCGAAGTAAGCTTTCTCTGCGGGCGACAGAACCTCAACCACGGGAATTGATGTTGAAGTCTCGGTCGAAACGGTGGCGTTCTCGGTCATGTGAATTTTCTCTCGGTTTCCATGCGTCGTAGGGCTGATTCCATTGTTTCGCCGGGGAGCATTGTCCAGCCGCAGCCCAGGCACCCGCCCTTCCACGAACCGGAGCGCTCGCCGACCTCATTGTCAAAGTTGACGTCGATGCTGTTATCCGTCCACTCCGCAAACCGCGTCCAGGTCAGCCATTTGCGGCGGCGGATGTCGCGACGCGCGCTGACTTCGGCGTTTACGGTCTGGACGTCGCCGCCGCGCAGTTCGTAGCGATAGGGAAATGTCAGACGCTCCCGGCCATCGGGGTCTTTAAGCGGCTCGCCGCGCCAGTCCGTCGTTTTGTCGCCGAAAGCGCCCTTCTCCTCCCAGGAGCCGACGAACGGAGCCCAGGAGCCGTCAGGACGGCGCACCTCGGTGCGGACGTGAATCCAGTTGACGAACGGAAGCTCCCAGATGCGACAACGGGCGCCCCAGTGCGCGTGAATAGCGTTTCCCAGTCCGCTCCCGAAGTGCAGCGTGGCTCCCCAGGAGTCCTGTTCCCCGTAGCGTGGGTATCCGTCTTTATCTAGCGCGACGGGACGCCTGGGCAGGGGAAGGTGCAAGAATATCGCCAGCGGGAGAATGTTGACGTGAAACATCCATGGATAGCGGTAATCACCCTCAATCCCTGAATTTATAAGCTCAAGGCCAAGGCCCCAGTGTCCAAGCGATACCTCAAATATCCCCGGCCATCGTATCATTTTTCTCTCAAAGTACACCTTCCGGCGAATAAACCGTGGGATTAGACTTTCCATGCGCATGTGGGCTCCTGATTTATGCTTATGTTAACGCTGCATTGGCGATGGGGCTCCTGCCCCGCCTCCTTGCAATGCCGCCAAAAGTTGTTGAAGGACTTCGGGCGGGAGATGCTGCAATCCATCGAGCGGGCCGCCGCCTGTAGGGGCGAGCGGTTGCGCGGGCTGGATTGCGGGAAGCCCTGGGGCCGCGCCAACGCCTGGGGCCTGTCCGCCGCCCGGATGCGGCTGGCCAAGCGTGGGAAGGTCCATGGGGCCGGGCGTCGGTTCAGCGGGATTCGGCGGCGAGAACGGGGCGGAAATGGGTCCGGCATGGCCGCGCTCGTTCAAATACTGGTCCACCTCCATTGCGATGGCGTCGCGCTTGGCGTGGTTCACCGCCGTGTCGCCAGCGGCGGCGGCGGCCTGGGCGAGCGCCAGGATGGTCTGGGCCTTCGTCTTGTCGATGTTGGCGCGGTCCACATCGGTCAGCGGCTTGGGCTGTTCCACGGCGGGCGCCGGGATAATCCCCGCCGCGTGAGCCTTGGCCAGAAGCTCCTGGGCCTTGGCTTGGTCGAGCTGAATTCCCGCCACGGCGCGCTGGGCGTTGGCCTGCTCCTTGGCCGCCTGGGCGTTCTGGAGAGCTGCGGCGGACTTGATTGCGTCAAGCTGCGCCTGGGCCGACTGCATGGCCATCGGGTCAGGCTCTTTGTTGATAAGGCCCTTGAACGTCTCCACAAGCTTTGTCGGGAGCGGCGAATATTCGAGAATCGCCACAACGGCCTCCGGCGTCATCATGGCGGAGAACACCGGAAGCATGTCCATGACCATATTCCAGGTCTCCTGCTTCTGGTTTGGCGAGCTGGGCGCATCATCGATGATTACGTCATATTTGCCCAGGGTCTTCTCGCGAATCAGCGGAACCATCTCGAATCCGTCTTCGCCGCTAATGCGGATGATGCGCCCGTCAGACAGGTATTCCTGAATGAAGACGAGGCGGACGCGGCCAACCTGCTTGCGGAACCGGCGCAAGGCGTCGAACAGGCCAGCCAGGATGGTCATGGCTGCCTCTTTGCGCTTCTGCTCCAGGATTCCTGGCTGATTGGTGTCCTTCTGGCCAAGCAGCTCAAGGTTAATGCCGGTCACGTCGCGAATCGAGCTGATGGCGAATTCCAACAACTGTTGGTAGGCCGTTGGAATTCCGGCCCCAGGTTTAGCGGTGATTTTGCCCTTGCTGATAGCGCCGGGAGAAACCCAGGTTATCGAATCCGGCTGCGCATAGGTCTCTTCCGCCTCCCGCTGGTCAGGGAACGCGTCTTCTTCAGCCAGGACGCCGCCCTTGGCCGTGGTGTTCAGGATGTGAAGGGTCTGGCTCAGCCACTTGTTCGCCCACATCTGCGGGTCGCGCATCAGGCGGACAAGGCCAAACCAGACGCCGCGATTGCGGTCTTTCTCGCCAGTGATGCAATTGAACGTGAATCGGTCCTCGCACGGGCCTTGACGGACGCCGCCCAGGATTTCGCCGCCCAGGAACGCCTGCTTGTAGACGCGGCGCGTCATCGGAACGGCCTTGATATTGTCCTTTATGCCCAGGAGCGTCGCCCGCTTGAGCAGCGTCATGTACTGCGCCTCGGTCATGTCGATAGGGCGCGGCGATTGCGGGTCCGCGACGCGGAAATAGCGCTCGCGCTCCCACCACTGACACTGAACAATGTGGACTTCGGCGTTCCGGTCGAAATCGCCTTGGCCTGGAAGGGTTTCCGTGTTGCGGAACCGCTTTTCCTCGTATGACTTCGTCGGCTCCGCCTGACCGGCGAACTTCGCCCAGGCGCAGTCCATGTCTACGGCGGTGTAACCGGGAAAGCGCGCCATCGCCTCGGATAGGGCGAACTTGCGGACGCGCCACATGCGCCGGCTATCCGACAGGTTCTTGGCGCGGGCGTCCTTGTCCCAATACATTTCCATGGGGTCTATGCGTTCTTCCCGGTAGACCCCTTCCGGGTCTTCTTCAAAATCCAGACGGCACTCTGTCCAACCCATTCCGACGATTACTGCATCTTGGAAAGCTTCTGACTGTTCATCTTCAGCGTCACAGCAATCGCCCATCCATTTACTTGCCTGATTAAGAAGCTCGTTCGCCTTCACGGCGCCGGGTTGCGTCCCCCTGGGCAAATAGGTGGTCTCATGGCGTCCGTTGATTTCTATGCCCGCGATGGACTTGATAATCGAGAGGGCGCGGTTGAAGACGATGGCGGGTCGCCGGTTTTCCTCCAGGACGCGCTTGTCCTCTGGGCTCCACTGCTCACCGGCGACGAAGTCGTATTCCTCATGGGCGCGCTTGCGCCACTCGGCGGAGTGGTTGGAGTCTTCCTCAAACCAGTGCCGCAGCACGTTGTAGAGCACGTCCTCTTCAAGCTTCGACGGCTCCGCTAAGTTCGTCTGGTCAACGGGCTGCGCATTGGTTTCGGCCATGGGATTACACCTTCTCTTTCGCCTTCTTCGGCTTGGCTTCCGTCAATGCGGAGGAAATCATCTTCACGAGAGATTCCCTCGCCTTTGGGTGGAGCAGCCCATCAAAATAGTATCTGTTTTCGGCAATCCATTGGCTGACTATGCCGTCGGCCTTTTCATCGGGGTTCATTTGCTTAGGGCTCCTGGGCAATCGACCAATGCATGGGACGACGCCACCATACCAACAGTTCGCGTTTTCAGCATCATACAACACTAACGGCTATAAATGGAAAAGCTCAAGTCTTTACGCGTCGAGTCGAATGTCATTCCGTTTCCGTCCAGGGCGAGCGCTCCGCCATCGGGAGACGACCTGGATGGCTGTCGCGGCATGGCCGTTGCAATGCTGGCCTCGATTGTGATGTTTTTCGCGGCGTTTGTCTTGTGGCAGGTCTGTTGATGGTTGATGCGGAACGGCCAAGGGCTGATTATGGCGTCGAACGTGCTCTGTTGGAACCTCCTCTCCTACGTTCGACCTCCTGCTGTTGACAGACTCGCAAGCCCCCTTCCCCTGCACGGAAGGGGGCTTTTCTTTTGCGGCAAGGGTTCTTGCAATTTATGCAAAGTGCTCCCATGTTGGAAACGTTGAGCCCCCTGCTGGCGCGCGCCGTGGCTTCTAATCCAACGGTGGCCGGTTCAATCCCGGCGAGGCTCGCCAAGCGAAGGCGCGAAAGCGCGGGGAACGATAGGGCGCCCCCAGGTAAGCTCAAGTCGCCAATAGCTCAAGCCGCAGGACTGTAACATGTTGTAGATACGCCAGAAGTCCCCCAAAACCTCCGATGACAGCAGCGCTCCCCAACGCCATCACCGGAGGATGATATGAAACCGGATTTCCCGAAACTGAAGATTAAAATTAAGTCCCTTGCCTATGAGGCCCAGGCCATCCGCAAGGAAGAGCGTGCGACCGTCCGCGTCCGCGTCGAAGACGGCATTGCGCCCCCACGCTTTGCAATCAGGCTCAAGAACCCGCGAGGAAGCTCCCTGGGCGACGACCTCTATTTCCATCGCACCTTGGACGTCCGCAAGGAACAGCGCGCCACGCTCATCGCCTACGGCTTTCTGCGCGGCGTTCCGTATGCGGCCCTTGAGCAGGGCGGCTATCAGCCCGATGGGGACAGAGAGCAACCGAACTGGGGACGCGTGCGGGAGATGGCCGAGAAATACGGCCCCTACGGCTACACGAAGACGGAGCGGGCGCAAGCCTGGGCCGACATCGTGGCGTGGCGCGCGGTCCCTGCTTTGCCCAGGGAGAACCTTATCCGCGCCGCCGTCGCCGTCGCGGGGATTGCGGCGCTCCTGGGCTGAGCGTCAAATCTTGAAAGATAAAAAAGTGAGGCGGCGTAAGGGATTTCGCCGCCTTTCGCTGTTTTTAGGGCTGTTCAATCAAATGAAAATCAAATAGCGCCGCCCCAAAATAAAAATAAAACAAAGGGCTTTACATCTGCCTGACGGCCTGCTACATAAGGGGTGTCACAGCAAACAATCACCGTCGCACGGAGAGCGCAATGACTGAAAAATCCCCGTGGCTCCACATTCTGTCCAAGGAAGAACTCGCTGATCACTATGCGCTTATGGCGACATGTGACATGCGTTTCTCCAACAGTCAGCGTGAATTCTATGAGCGCCAGACGGCTATTCAGCTCCGGGGACATATCAACGCCGCGTGGCACGCGAGCGATAGCTCGACCTTCCAGCTTGCCCGCAGCTACTTTTTTCACATGACCGGAGAGATACGGCAATGGCGGACTTTGAAGAAGACAATTGGTGGGCGGAAAACGCCCACATCATCACTAAAAACCCGGAGGGCTACGAGGCCGGAAAGGAAACGTTGTCCTTTCCTAAACTGGCGAAGCGTGGACAGGCATTCTACACTGGACGCGTCCATGAACTTCGCGGGGAGGGCGCTATCGTCCATGTTCAGAGGCATGAGGTCATAGCGCAATTCTATCGATATAGCACGAAGCTCTGCTACGGGTGGCACAAGTTCAACACATCTGACTTCGATATTCATTATTACGAAGAATGCTGCTTTGGAGAGAGCACGAATGTTTGAGGTTATACGCAAGCCGCAACGGGTGATAGTTCTTAAGACAGAGGCCGACGTTAAGCAGGCCAAGGAAACATTATGGCTTTGCATGACACTCATGGAAAACCATTTCATCGCCATATGCGAGAAGGGCGACGGAAGCGCCATCAAAGAGGCGTGTGAAGCTCGCTCCATGCTGCAAGACCTCCTGAACGCAACCGGAAACCCTGGGGAAATCTGATGACCATCTATGTCACATACAACATGAAAAACGGCCTTCTATCCGCCGCCCACGAGCTTAGCGCCTCCGTGGCGGGCGTGGACTTCGACGCCATCAAAGGCGACGGAGAGCCCTATCGCCTGTCCGTGACGACCGCGACGGACGCGCTGGCCGCCATTATCGTCCGGGTGTCTGAGGAAGTCACGGCGACGCCTGGGGCGCTCCAGAACCCCAACATTTGGAATGAGGCGCTGGCCGCCATCGAAATCGGAGAACTCATGGACGGGCGTCTGGGAACGCCTGAAGAGGCAAAGACGAGCGTCGGAGACGCCGGGTCTTTCCGTGGCGACTACATCGGCGACATTGATGGCCTTGCCGGTCATTCCGCCGACGTCATCGTCACGACGGAGGGGACAGAGGCCAAGTTCACCGGGACGGGAACGGGTTATGACAACACATGGACGGAGTTTCCTGACTCGGCGTTCATCCCGTCAGGACGGACGCACCAACAGGAAGACGGCGCGGCGAATATGGGCGGGAGGGATTGATGCGGGCAAAGATTTCTCTGTTCGCCAACATGCAGGAGAACGCGGACAAGTCCGAAACGTGGGAGTTCGGCGCGGTGTTCCTTGGCGTCGAAGTCGCATACCGGCGATGGGACGCGCCGGAGGGCGTTACATCCCTTCCCATGGCGCTGATGGTTGAGGTGATTAATGAGGTGCAGGCGAATATCCGCGCCCAGCTCAAGAGGCCATTCAACATCGTTGAGCTGGGGGACGACTACGTCATTCTGAGCGACGCCAACGCCGTTTCGGATATGGGCCTTGCGGCTCACCCCGCCGTGCTTACCGCAATTCAGGCCGCCCGGGCGGCGAGAGCGAAAAGAGAGAACCGCTGATGCGCGTCACAATCGAACTCTGGTCCCGCGTCGAAAAAGGCGCTGCGACTCCGTACTGGACGGCGGGACAAACACCAGCCCATTCCGACAATTACTGCATCTTGGAACGCTTCTGATTGTTCATCTTCAGCGTCACAGCAATCACCCATCCATTTACTTGCCTGATTAAGAAGCTCGTTCGCCTTCACGGCGCCGGGTTGCGTCCCCCTGGGCAAATAGGTGGTTTCGTGGCGTCCGTT